NACCAAGTCCACCCGTCTATCTGTTCTACATATATACACATGCTCCGTGCAATATAAACTTTTACTTTAAGAAGCTTTTTAATGGAAAAAATGGTTTGTGAAACATTTGTGATTCACCACTTGGAAAAAAGAAGCAAGCTCTAGCCTTCTTTAGCCAAAACAAGCTATATTGCATGATTAACCAAAAATTCACTTAAAACCCCATTGTGATGAATCACTATTGTTTCACATGGTAGCTAAAAGAAGCCTAAATTGAGGCGAAATACAGTTTAAACACCTAAATCAACCTCTTTAATTGAATGAGATTTTGTGAAACGTAGGGAAGCATCACGCATATCCGGAGTTTTCTGTTAAAAAGCCTCTTAAATCGAAGTGGTTTCGAAAGTGTCAAAAATTAGACATATAAATTTTGACAAATTTATCTAAGAGTTAAATTGAAATTAAGCTTCTTTTCGCAAAAGAAGACCGGAACTCCGAGGAAAAACTTGTTTTTTGAAGTTTTGTGGGTCCCTCAGACCCATTTTTTTCCTTCTTTTTTATTCGATTTAAACATGGAAGTTTACCATAGTCCGAAGTTAAACGAAAGGTTACAATTTTTTCCCATTTAAACAGAATTTTAAAAAGCTCTTTAACACAGTATCAACCGGAGCTTTTTCAGAAAAGCAAATCGAATTAATAAGCTTCTTAAAAGAACTAGAATATGTCTCCCGCCAAACCGGTCATAGTTTTCTGTATCACGAATTAAAAACGAAATTTCGATGTGTCGAAGTTAAACTAAAGGTTTGCCATGGAAACACCATGGAGATTTTTACTGGGGTGGGCAACAAGAACAACGCTAAGTCGAAGCTTCGCTTTAAAATCGTAAAATCATCATGGGTTTTCCATGAAGCGAAGTGAAATCGTAATTCGTACTGCGAAAACGGCAGACTTTACCACAAAAAATTTTTTAAGTAGCTTCTTAAAATAATTTAACTTCCGGCTCATAACTTCAATTTGGGTTTTATACAGTTATCTGAACTTGCTCTGGGCTTAATTTTAAAAATGGGGAAAAGTTCCAGCTCGAAATTTTGAAGTGTAGATAAAATGTACACTTAGTCTATAAGAAGCTTCTTAATTAAAAAAGGTTTACAAATGACAATTTTGTATCTGTGTTGAACAGTAAGGGTATCAGAAATCTGAAAAATCGAAGTTTTACAAACGTAAAGGTTTCACGGAGAAAAAAGTTAAACTGTCCACACGTATATCACATCTACACATGCTCAACATTACTGAGTAAATAAAAAGACCATGAGCAATTCAGTTAAATTTCTGGTATTCTTAGACAATTGCTAATCTAGTGATTTCAACATTCATACAATAAGAGGTTTTCTTCGAAAAACCATCGAAACGCTTAATCCAAGCTTATGAACTGTATCTCAACATCACTTACGTGTTATTTTGACAAAAGAAACCCGAATTGGGTTCGTTTTCCTAGCCAAAAGTTACCAAAACACAAAACCTAAAATTAACCATTTTTCGAAAAAAACACCAAAAAACAGCAAAAATGGTTTTTTAATGGTAAAATTACCATGTGTGCGGACTTTAACAAATTTCACAAAAAAAATTTTTGTTTTGTTTTTTTTCCAAGTCTGCAAACAAGTCTTAAAATGCTTATATAGTCATAATGATATAACCTCTTTATGGTGTGTCGTGTGAAGCAAACAACATTAAGAGATTATGAAGCCTTTAAACCACTTGTTGACGTTTACGACTTTAATATATTGAGATTTAAAAAGCTACTTAAAAAGCTCAAATTGGAATCGAAACCTCAAAAGCAAACCGTTTTTGAGGCGATTTCCGAAAAAAATAAATCATTGGGGGTGATTGAATGAACGGAAATCAAATTGGTGATATAACACCAGAAGAAATAAGAGGAAAAGAGGAATTAGGAAAAATGGCTAGTGAAGGCAATATCTACGCAATACATCAGCAAAAAACCGATAGTTCTGGCTTAGGAGCTAATTTAGAGGCTCTTTTACCAAAAGAACCATGCAAACACATCGTAGAACTTGGCAGAGGTCATTTTAGGCGTAGAGTCATGATTGAAACTACAAGATGTGAAGGTTTTGTTTTTAAAGAGAAAACTTGCACGTTTTGTGGAAAAACGCTTGAAATTGCTATCTATAAGCCAAAACGACCACGTAGACTAGGAGACTTTAAGTAAAAGGATACGTGAAAAACATGGATAGATACCATATAGAAAACATAAAATTAGCCAAATCTCAACCGTTAGGCTTAATTGTGGAGATTACACAGAAAAAGAAGCGTAAAAAGAAACAGAAAAGACCAAAGAACCTCAATATAGACTCTGTTCAGTCAAAGGCTACACATTACAAGATGATTAACGGAAAAATCGTTGAAGTGGAGTGGAAAGACTAAAATGCCTATAAAACCAATACCGAATTTGGAAAAGGAACTTATAGATAAGGGCGTTGTTCCAAATATGTCTAAAATAAGAACAAAAAGAGAAAAGAAGTGGTTTGAAGCTTCTGTTGACTACTTAGTTGGCTTTGGACATGGCTTTCGAACAAAGATGGCTTATGTAAAGGCTGTTAGCGAAAGAATGGCTAAAAAGCGCATAAAAACAATCTTTGAATGTAGATATGGGAGATTTTGTATCTACAATCTTGGAAGCGAGGGTAATCGTGGAATAAACGGTTTAATGGAGTGGAAGTGATAAAACATGTCTGGAAATAATAACGTTGTTAAAAAGCAAGTCAATTTTATTGACGAACACCATTACGTTGAGAAATGTAGAGCCATTTTGGAAACGGTTGGCAATTTGAGGTTGGTTGGCGATACTGGAGCTGGAAAAACGACATTAATACACTACTTGTCTCAAGAGTTAAACTGTCCATTGTTTGAAATAGTCTTAACTAGGGATATTACAAAATGGGACCTCTTAGCATGTGACATTTTGGAAAAGGGCGATACTAAGACACGTAAAGGAATAATACTCCAATGGTTAGAGTCTGAAGGTGGAATCTGTTACTTAGACGGCTTTAATTATGCAGAGCCTTCCATTCTGAGCTTAATTGAACCATTAGGCGATTTTAGAGGCACGGTTTGGATTCCAGAGATTTCTAGAACCTTTAAACGTTCAAAGAAGCATTATCTAGTGATTTCATATAATCCTAGCGAAAAATCTGGCTATTCTGGCACGTTTCTAGAGAATATAGCCACAATTAGACGTTTTGAGGGCTTAATAATTGATTATCTAAGTCCTTTGACGGAAACAAAGCTAATTCAAGGCTTTTGTGGAAATCAATATGATTTCAGCAGAAAATTCGTTGAAATAGCCAAGAAAACAAGAGATTTATACAAAAACGGCAAGCTAAGGACACCTTTAACTACTGGAAATCTAATCAATTACGCAAGACTATGGCACGAAAAAGACTTGTCTGAGGAAGATTTAATCGAAATAGCCTCAAGTCTGTATCCAGAGGAAGAAAGAGAGCTATTTGTCAAACTATTCGAAGCTTCTGGCGAGCTAGACGTAGAAAAACTGAAAGAGACTGAGGATACTGACTAAAAATGAAAACAGAAGTAAAAACGTTCAAATTGGACAAAATAACATGTCCTTACTGTCTTAAACCAAATTTCGAGGCTACAATGTCGCCTATTGGATTAACATTCAAAGGATTCATAAGGAAAAAGCTAATGATAGTCTTTGGTTGTCCAAATTGTCTAAAAACACTCTTAAAAGAGCCAAAAATGATAGAGGGCTGAGGAAGATTGAGTAATCCACTAAAAGAGCTATATAACTGCTTAAAATTCTATCTAGTAGAAAAACCAAAGCTAAAACTACAAATAAGACGCTTAAAATGGCAAAGGAGAACGATAGAGTTCTATTCTAAGAGATTTGACTTAATGGATTGGTAAGAATTGAGTAAAAAGCAAAAGCGAACCAAACTGAACGACTTTGCGAAATTGAACGGTGAAGAATTGGCTAAATATCTAAAGGAGTGATTAAAATGGAGATTAAAACAAAATTAACTCAAAAATCAAGTGGTTTATCAATTGCCATTGGAATATTGCCATGTTACATTAAGGCAAAATTAAGCTTAATATTGCTTAAAGCATACTTGGGTAAAAACGCCAAAAAAATCCTTAAAACTCTAGCAAACTACAGATTTCTCTATAGATGTAATTTAGAGCTTAGAGAATACTGCAAAAGGCAAAATACAACCTTAGAATACCCAGATTTCCAATTGGAGTGATTAGACATGGATATTAAAGATTTAGTCTTAGATTCGAACGCTTTAGACAAAATGGGCTTAAAAGACCAAGCGATTTACATAATAGAATACGATATACCAACGCCTAACGTATCTGGCAATAAACTGAGGATTCCAAAGAATATTAGCGAAGAACGAAAGAGGGAAATAGAAAAGACACACAAAAAAGTCGTTAAATACCAAAACAAGCTCTTATTCATGCTTAAATTCAAGCTACACGCAACGAGACATCTAGATTCATGCTGGCTAATCGAAGAAAATCGCTTAGAATTGGCAATAAAGTCTTTAGAAGAGCTTAAAGAAGAAATGAAGGTTGATGGATTCAAAGATATTGATAAGAGGCTCAGAATAATTCCTATTCTCACAACAATTGACGGATTTGAAACCTTTGAGGAAAAGAAAGCTGAATTTCTCTTACAATTCTCGATGGAACATATAAAATACACGGATAAAGCTAAAAGAGAGCAAAAAATGGCTCAATCTACACTATGGCGTTGCAAAGAGGCTTATTCGATAATTGAAGCCTTAAAAGAGGAATTAAAAAGCCATGTACGATATAACGAAATAATAGACACAAATCAGCTTTTAGGCGAGCAAATAGCATATATTGAAAATATGTTAGAAACCAAAAAGAAACTAAAGAAACAGAAAAATAACAAAAAATCATAAAGTCTGCAAAATAAGAGGTTTAAACTTGAATAGAACAAAAATAATCCAAAAATTGAGGAAAAAAGCAAAAGCAGTTGTAATAGACCTTAGTTTGCTATTTCCGACAATCTCCGCTTTCTATTGGACAGTCAAAGACATAAATAGGCTTCCTTTTGAAAAACCACTATGGATAATGGTGTTTTTGGCTTTTGGTGTCTTATATACATTGCTTAGAGAAATAGCTTATCTGAAGTTAAGAGGTTAATACCATGCAACAAAACGGAAAACGTAAGAAAAAAGCTAAAAAATACCAATTCTCTAAGAACCTTAGAGATTTGCGTTCAATAGGTGTAGCCATAACCAAGAATCGAAAACTAAGGCTAGAATATGACGGAAAAGCTCCAACAAGTCATTATAATCCAGAAGAATCAAAAATAACCCTATCTCTTACGCCTTATCCACAATTCGTTCACGAGAATCCTCTATTGGCTCAAAAATGCCTAGATGGAGACTTAGGACACGAAAGCGGTCACGATTTGCTTTCAAAACCGAATTGGAGCTATTTTAACAATTGGGTAACCAAAATAAAGCGAAAGCGAGGTTGCACACCTTTAGCTCATCATATTGTCAATATTATCGAAGATAAAAGGGTTAATTATTTCGTTGAAAACCGTTTTAGGTTCGACATTGGAAAACGACTTACTTTAGCGAATCTTATCCTAAAAGACGGCATAGAAACTGAGCTTTCGAATCCTAAGCATAAGGTTGAGAAGCTTCATGGTGACGCTCCCTTAATGATAGGTGTTTTATCATGTGAAGGATTATATAACGCTAAAATTCCTAAAGTCTGGCAAAAAATGTCTAAAAAAGCAAAAGAGAACACTAAAAAGGCTTTAGACATATTGGAAAACACAAAATATATGAGGTTAAGAATTGACTTAACTAAATCATGTCAAAAGATTTACGACTTAATTGCAGAGTTTGTGCCAAAAGGAAGCGAGGATAAGCTTAAAATCTATATGCCAGCCAGAATGAAGGGTAAAATCAAAGGTAAGTTGAGCGAAGGGCTTAAAGCGAAATTAGGACAGATGATTAAGGCAGAAATCAAAGAAGCGGAAGAAAAAGCGAAGGAAAAGCTAATTAAAGACTTATTAAAGGGAGCTGGAGCTGGAGAAGGCACAGGCGTTGAGATTCCGACACCAGAGCCAGATTTTAACAATTATCAACAAATTCTGGATAGAAACAAGTCGGAAATCAGAAGATTACTTGATTTACTAAAGCAACGAATGAAACCACTTGTGCAGAGGGAGATTTTCCAAAAACGAGGCAGATTTATGTCACAATTGCTTTCAAAAGCTTATACCAATAGTTTACGAAACAGAGTTAAAAACGTCTATTTGAACGTGAAAACACGATTTGAGAAGGAAAAGGTCGCCATTGGCTTTTTAATTGATTATTCGGGGTCTGTTGACAGAGAAGAAGCAGAGGACATCACTATTATCTTAAACGAGGTCTTTGGACACTTCGTTGACGATTACGGATTCAGTATAAGCGTATTTGGAGCAGACAGCCAAAAAGTCAAGACGTTTTTCGAAACCTTCGCTAATACTAAGGCTAGATGTGGAAACATTGGTGTTTCTGGAGCTGGAACAGAAGTAAGCGTCCTTTTGAGGGCATATCTTAAAATGTTCAACTCTGTGGACTTGGATAGGCGAAAAATACTTGTGATAGCCAGCGATTTCGAATTTGGAGACAATGCTGAGGCGGAAAAGACAATAGCCTTATATTCAAAGGCTAATGTCGAATTAATCTTCATGGGATTCTGTAATTGTCGAAAGGTTCGCACTTGGGCAAGCAATTTAGTAAAGGCACGTAGAACAGCCATTAAATCGGTAAAGGAGCTACCCGAACGCTTCCTCGAAGTCTACACCGATATACAATTATAGAGGTTGATACCATGACAAATAAAAAGAAGCGATTTGACAGAAAACTGAGCTTCCCTATTGATTTTGACTTAATAAATCTATCGGATTACCAAATAACGGAAATTGAGGAAGAGATTAGGCAAAAGGCGATTGAATTAGGCTTAGATTACAATGATGCTGATAATTTCGAGTTTTATTGGGAATTGACAGCCGAAATTCGCTGGAATCTCAAGATAGAGGCAAAAGAGAAGATTAAGTTTACATAAGGGATAAACCATGATAACATTTAATAAAAACCTAAAAAAACACATAGTTTCCAAAAACAAGACATTAAAAGCCACGATTAAGCTAGAAACCGATTACCAAGGCGTGAAATTCGTAGACATCTATCCAGAAGGTTTCTCTTTGCCAAACGACACAAACAACATAAGGATTTACAAAACAAACTTTGAATCATTCTCAGAACAACGAATAAGGGCTTTTATAAGCCTTAATTTCGGAACGGAGCTTGGAGAAGCCTTATTCTACTATATTGCCGAAACATGCTTTAACTTAAAACTCACAGAAAAGGTGTTGTTTACCTAAAAGGTGATTAAAATGAGCAAGAAACAACAAAAAGGCTGTTATTGGTGTTCGAATCGTAAAAAGGCATACTGTAAAGCTCGGAGTCACCCATTACTAAACGGACACCTCAGCGAAGGTGAAATAGAGGCATATAAAGCCATGCTTGGAACCAAATGCGTTAAATTCGAACCAAATTCTAAAATGCTCGGTTTAGAAACCGTAATATTCACTTAGGAGCTAGAAAAATGACTAGAAAACTCAAATCGGCAAGATTTGAAGGGCTTAAATGTGACAATTGTGGAAACAACCGATATATCGTAGATAGAGAATATAACGAGCTTATCTGTACGGATTGTGGCTTAATTAAGGCTTTAAACCCAAAAGACACCAAAGAAAAAGTTGTATTTACATAAGGGGGTGAAAATATGAAGAAAAACAAAAATAGACACATAACGATAACGGAAAAAGGAAAACCAGACCAATTTATGACTTTAGAGGAAAACGAGGACTTTACAATCGTTAGATTTAGTAAACACTACTCTATGAGCCTTAGAAACCGCAAAAAAGCCGTTAAAAACACTCTTGATTATTACCTAAGTATAAAACAACCAACAATAACCGATGAAAAACGCTTCATTCGAGGAATAAAGGCTGGAATCTCAGACAAATTCTATTCTCTCGACTTACACCAACGCATGTGTGAAAAGACACTCAGAGAAGCGAGGAAAACAGCAGACGACCTCAGAAAACAACTGTCTATGGCTTTAACAACAATAGAATACAACGAAGGCGAAATAGAGACAATTCATAACCACAGACAAGCATGGACTCTGCTTTTAGGCGAGTTTGTCGTAAAAGCTCGCAAACAAAGACAGATTGAGGAAGCCAAAGCTAAAGCACGAATAGAAGCAGAAAAGAAACCCAAATAAGTCTCCTTTTCCCTTTTTCTCCTTTTTCCTAGCTTATTTTTCTCCTCATTCTTTTATCACATCCACGTTAAACCATGTATAATTAAGAAGCCTCTTAATATCATACCCATCCACCGGTATTTGAGAGCAAAAGTTTTTAAGACCGGTCTTTTTATTTTAAGGCTTATAATCTACTCATTGCCAAGCTAAAACCCTTCATACATAGTAACCATTAAGAAGCCTTAAAACCATGGTATCCATAAAAACCTTAACTTAATTCAGACTTAAACAAAACTTTTCCGAGTTTTAACAAACCTCTATATTTTTCTCCAAGTCTGCAAAAATGGTTAATATGCTCTTATGCTCGCTATGCTATATGTTGGAGAAATCCGAGGCTAATCTGAGGTTTAATCGTTAATTGTAAGCTAAATCTTGGTTCGCTCCGTGAATATGTCTTTAAATAGTCCTATATTACCAAATCAGCCTTAGAATAGAGTTTAATGAATCTGTGTTGTACGACAAAAGCCTTATTTTTCGAAACAGCGAAGTAATATGATTCAAACATGCTACAATATATGTGTAGATATGAAGCTCATAACTACACTTCGCTAACATTAAGGCTTTTCAAAACTTTCCATTCAAAAAAAGTTATAAGTGTTCGTTTTTAGACATATTTATAAAGGATTCAATTTTTAACATACATACAAATAAGCCCATTTTTCGAAAAATGAACGATAAGCCTATTCTGAACCTATGAACTGTATTTCGGTGTTTTTCTAACATTAATTGGCTAAAAGAAGCTTGAAATAGGCTCGTTTTTCAGTCACAATTTAGAGTTTAACTCTTATCAATATATAATAGGTGTTAAAACTCAGCTTATCCGTAAAAGCCTTAAATATACGTTTAACCATGGTTTTATGTGTGAGCATACATGTATGAAGATAAAGAAACCCTAATTAGGGAAAACTTAGAGAAATTAGCGAAGCAAAACAACAGATTCGCCAAAATGCAAATAAACTGTGATGAAACGGGATTATCAGCCAATTTTGAGGCTCTTATGGAAAAACAATGCACACATAGCTTTGGAACGCTAAACGGAAGCCAAATTAGAGTCGGATTCAGCGAATCGGTTCGAATCGTCAACGATTGGGCGATTCAAGAGAAAATCTGCCCCTTTTGTGGCAAAACTCTCCAGAAAACGATTAAAAAAGTAAAAGAGGTGGAAAATAAATGACAAACAACAAAAGAAGTGTGGAAATAGCCTATTTAGACAAAAACGGCAAAAAATACGTAGAAACCATGACAATAAGCGAAACCATTCTATTCTATCAAAAGGCTAAAGCTAACGAATACACGATAATACACGTTAAAAAACTGAATAGAGGAAAAAACACATGAACAAAGTTAAAATGTGGCTAGGAATAAGCCTTATTTCAATTTCTATTGCTGTTTTGGCGTATATTGGAATTAACAGAGCAATAAGGCTTTTAGAAATAAGCTTTAAATCAATTGGAATCTAGGAAATAGACACAGAGAAGGGTTAAAAATGGATATACTTGAAGAAAATGAGCGTGAAGAGTTTTTCCGACTCAAACACGAATTAGAAACCTTAAAGAAGCTTAAAAAGAGGTCAAAAACAATGAAAATTGAGATATTTGTGGTTCAAATCGAAAACGACACTCTAAAAAGGCTTGATAAGGTTAAAGAAACCCTAATTAAGCTTTTTGGTGGTTTAACCATAATACCAAAATGTCATGGTTATTGGAAAAACCAAAATGGCAACATAGAAACCGATTCTGTCGAAATATGGCAAATTTACACTCAAAAAGTCAAAATAGCAACGCTCCAAAGCTTAATGGTTATTCTAGAAATCATCAAATCTGCGACAGCCCAAAAAACCTTAGCTTACACAGTAAACAACGAAATACACTTAATCTAACCAAGAATCAACAAACTAACTCTAAGGTGGTGATATAATGGCAAAAGAAAACAAAACCAACGCCAAAAAGCCAAAAGAAGAGAAGGCTAAGGTGGAATCCTCTAAAGCTCCTCAAGAGCATGTAGAGATACTCGTGACATTTACCCATGCCCATAGTTCACCAGTGTCTCCATCGAATAGTTCTATCTCATGTTTATATTGAACAGTCTCGGTGCTATCCGTAAAAGCTATATCATAAGCGTTGGTTCGAACGACACGGTTAAAAGGCTCTATGCCTATTTAGAGCCTCACTCTACCCTTTATTATTTCTATTTTTTATCATAACATCATACATATAGACAACTCCCTAATACCCTTACCATAAGCATATGTCTTGTTTCTATCGTTCTTAATAGGGAATCTATGTTTATGGGACCCAGTATTATGAAGCTTTTTAATTCTAGAATACCCTATGGTATAGAATTAAAGTGTTATAGCTCCGGAACTCCCCCACCGGTTCTAATACTCTATAAGCACATACATTAAATATACACCTTGTATTATCGGGGGTGTGTTGTGGAGCCTCAAGCGGTAGCGTTTTCTAGTCTAAAAGTAACAGAGTCCGAAACAGTCCCAGTAACTAACACTTTCAATTGTACCCACGTTGCTCTATTAAGATAATCCCACAGAAGCCATAGTTGTTTAACTAAGCAATGAAAGTATCCATGTCCACAAAGTGAAAGTTTTCACCAGCAACAACTAGAAGACCAGAATTAAAGAGAAAAACAAAATAATAGAGAGAGCAAAAATTCCCAAGTTCGGTTCCGATTAAGCATCGGAGAAAGGGACAAAAAATTCGGCGGAATGGACCATATGTCTGGGATGGAGTTCTAGCCGCAACCTTTTATTTAAGAAGCTTCGTAATTACGATAGGTAAATTTAAGAGGCTTCTTAATTATTCCTCTATTTAAATGTTCTGGGAAAAGCTTATATAATAGTTCCTTCTTATAGAATGACACTAACTTCGGTTAGTTGGATTGGAATGGAATAAAATGGTGGTGATAATGGAATGGTAGAGAAAGAAGTGACTAGACGAGTTTTTAGGGTAACTGCTAAGGTAGAGAGTATAAACTATGCAAGCATGACTTTGGATTATATACCAGTTGATGGAAAAAGAAAGGCTTATAACAGAAACTATTGTAGAATTCTCAATGATGAACAAGCCGTTATATTATATAGTGCTTTGATTCACGAAAGATGTGTGAAATTATTAATCAACCATAAGTTTAAAATTGACGAAAAGAAGACTACTTGGTTTGAACTCGTTGAAGTAGAAGAAATCTGGGATAAATAGAACTAAGAACCTTAAATATTTATTTCTCCTTTTTTTAGTAAAGTTTAAATAGTGTGGTGTGTATAGTGTTTGTTAGAGTGTGTGTGAGGTGAGAATGTATGATATATGAGGTTAGAATGAAACTCTTTATTCCACAATTGCTACATGACACGGAAGAACCCACAGTAATTGAATATGTTAATGCTAAGACTATTATTAGTGCATATAAAAAAGCCAGAATAATAATTAACAAATTAAAAGAAAAGCTTAAGGTAGAAGTAAAAGACAGTTTCGTGTATCTTCAAGCTGTTGTTGCAAAACCAGAACTTGCAATGTTGGAGTAAAAACCATAACGTTTAAATATCACCACATCCCCTATTTATTTGTTGTAGTAGTCGTAAAAGGTGGTGATAAATTGAAAAGAATAGTAGTTGTTGTAAAAGGAGAAAAGATAGTTTTTGAAGGAGACAATTTGAAAGTTGACAATACCAGTAGTAGTGTTTTACTTGTAAGAAAAGGGGGAAGCTATGGAGAGATAATCGCTGTCTTTAGAGAATGGGGCTATTGGAGAGAAATAAGAAAGTCTGATAAGTCTATAAAAAGTAAAATTCTTATTAGAGCTAAAAAACCAGTAGCGGCAAGTAGAGTACAGTCTTTCTTTACCAGTATGAGACAGAATGACGTTGTTATGATTCCTAGCGACTTCAAAATTATCGTTCTTAACAGTTTAGGAGAAGCAAAGATATTATAACAATCGTAATATATCTCTAAAATACCCTCTTTTTCTTTAAATAAGATTGGAAAAAACATATTTTTGCCAAATAAGCCTAAATATGGCTTGTTTTACCATGATATATAATCTCTAGGTCCTTACCGGCTACATGGTGTACTTTATTTATGATTTTTAACATTATATTATAGTTACCGGTACCATGTCTTCTCCGGTATAGGTGGGTAAATAGGTATGTATTTAGGGTCCACCATACCCCCGGACAAGAAATTAGAAAAAAAGGGAAGTGGTTTTATTACTTGTCTTCTGCCTCGTTTATCTCCCACTTACGCCAGAGTTCGACCATTGGTTTCATATCATTCCCAATATGAAGTTCTTTGGTATCCCAGATTTCTTGTAGTCTCTTCTGACACTTATCACATGGAACAAAATCAACATAGGTTGCTTTGAGAAATTCCAGATGAAATCTCCACCTCATGTTTATATGTCTATGTTTCTCTTTATATAAAACAATGGATTGCTGTCCCCCCAAAAACAAACTTGTTTTCATTAGTTTTTCATGAAGTCTATCTTGACACTTTTCACATGGGATTAAATGTTCACTTGCAAACCGAAGCCAAAAGCCATATTGTTGAATTTCTGGGATTTCAAGTTCTTCTTCAAGCTCTGATTTCTTGCAAAGTCGCCTATCACATTTCTTACAGATAATCTTCTTCTCGTCTTTGTCCCAATAAAATGGAGTTTTGTCCTTTATAGAATCACTACAGTCACCCTTTGCTCCACACGTACTACAAATAAAACCGTCTTCTCTAGGAACCGAAATAGTTCTAACCCTAGTCTTCCTACTCATTTACATCACCTCTCATTCATTCGTTCAATAAATATATAGGGGTAATAATATTTAAACCTTTCGGGTAAAATAAAAAGTAAAAATTGTTTATTTTTAGTTCTTCTCTAATACTACTTCAATGGTAGAGACCATTCTAGTTCTATCTTGTTTGTCTCTTGCTGGCATTTCTTCAGTTCCTATTGAGATACTCTTCACTTTTAGGTCCGTAACGAATCGTCTTCGAGTTATCTCTGCTACATCTATTGCGATTGAAATTGCTCTTCCTCTAGCCTTAAGGACTACTTCTTTGCTTGTAGCTAGGATTGAAACCAACGCCAATACATAGTTCATCGGGGGTCTATTACCGATAAAAACTATTTTGCTATTTTCTGCCATAGTACATCACTCTCCTTAGGTTTTTAATAATATATAACACAAACCTAATATTTAAAGGTTTCTAAATCCAAAACATTTTTAAATGGTGTCTTTATCTATAGTAGTGGGTAATAACATGGTAGTAGTTTGTGATTGTGGTCCATTTATAAGTAGTTATGGCGTAGAGAATCATAATGATGAATTCGACATTAAATGTGATTATCCTTGTGTGGCTGGTGGAAGATTTTGTGCTATTGGTCAATGCTTTACAACTCCAGCATTACCAAGACGTGAACCTTGCGAAATTACTTTCTATTTAAGGAAAGTTGGAAATCCATCTGGCTGGATGTGGTGTATGATTTTTGATATAACTGGAACTTGTGGGACTGATTGTGTACCAGACCCATCCGCATTTTTAACTGGAACTGGTGGGTTCTCCGTTTCAACTACTTTAACGACAAGTTGGCAATTAATTACATTTGCGTTTGGGAGTGATGTTTGTTTACTACCAAACCATTGTTACGCCGTTGTATTTGTAGCATGGTCTGGATATGGTGGACTTAATGAGGAAGATTATATACAAGTTGGCATACGTAAATTAATTAACGGTGGTCATGCTGGAAACACGGTTTTCTATAGGGATGGTGCTTGGGGTGCTGAATATAGAGCCGACACAATCTTCTATCTTTGTGGAAATGACTGTCCAAGCGATAGTCCAGTACCAAATCCTATCTCTGAAAGCATACCATCTGAGCCACATTTACCAAGAGAACCATATCAAGAAGAAGTCCCGTCAGAATATGAGGAAGAACCATATCAACCAGAGCCAGAACGTAAGCCATTACCGTTTGAGAAAAGACAACTTGAACATAAAAATATTCTCCTTCAAGCTGGAGTTGGTATTCCCTATAATAAAATAGTTCACATGTCAAATGTTGGTCTTGGTATTGAAGAAACATTACCAGTAAAACTTAAAGCTACTTTAGGCATACGAGTTTTCTTTGAGACTAAAGTTAAATCTAGAGTAGGAATTCCATGTGATGAAACTATCCAACTTAAAGGGTCAATTGGTATTCCTTACGAAGAAACTATAGGAACAAGAGAAAATCTGCGAAGTTTGTTACATACCATTGCAACTCACCAAACAAAACTAGATGATTACTGGGAGACATTTATTGCCATGGTAAACTCTTTCTCAAGACGACTGAAAGATATTAATGAAAAGAGTAAAGAGGAAGAAGGACAAACTAAGATACTCCTTCAAAACTACTTAGATACACTTGGAGCATTTATTGAAAGGGCTGAGAGAGAAAAAGCTAAAAGAGAAAGATTTAAAGAGGTTGAAGATTCTAATAAGCAGTAGATTGGACTATGAATCTCCCTTTAATTTTAAAATTAGCATCTAAGAATGTTGCTCGACCAACTTTTGGAGCAAATGTAACCTTTATTTTTACTGGTTTATCCTTAATTAGATTTTTCCCCTCAAACTCAAAATCTACATCTGGGTCTGCACTTACAACTTTTGCTAATTCAAATTTATGTTCACATTTATTAACAATGTAGAGTTCGACTGTTTTTACTTCTCCAGCATTAACAATGTCCAAACCCAATAAAGCAGTTCCATCCTCATCAACTTCTAATGGTATCTTACATTCTTTATCCTTAAAGATTTTTAGATTTCCAGCGAATGTAACAAAATCTTTTTTTGGGTCTCCACTCAATTTTACTCACTACAAATACAATATCATTAGAAACATATAAAGGTTTCGGAAAAAAAGGGATGTTTATTTATGTTTCTTTATCCAGTCAATCATTTCTTTCCATCGTTTATTATTAGCATGGATTTTTCTACTTCTTAGAACACGTATTCCATGTCTTATAACATACCATTGTATTATTACATAATCTTTTTCTATAATATTCGTATCTTTACACGATGAACAGATATATGAATTTATTCCAGATTTACGTAAATGTTTTTCCCAACAACACAAACAATACCCTTTTCTCGCTAATCTTATAGCTTTTAGGAAAAACTCTTTTCTAGGCATTTATGCTACCATTATATTAGGTTTTACTTTCTCTTTGATTCTACTTATCGCCTTTTTAAGATGGTGTCTTTCTATAAACTTACTCTTTTCTTTTAATGAAAGTAGCGTTCCGTAAGTTATGAGTTCTTTTATATATGCTCCAGTAAATCCATTCGTCATTCCAACCATGTCTTCAAATGTTACTCCTTTGAATTGTTTACCAATAGAGAACAGTCTTATCATCTTAAGGCGATGTTCATTGTTAGGAAGCTCAAAAATCAGTTTTATGTCGAAACGACTAGGTCTTTCAACTAGAGCCTTATCAAGTAATTCTGGACGGTTTGTGGTTGCTAGAACGAACACGCCATGATTTGGAGAGTTTCCATCTAGTTGTGTTAGTAGTTCTCCAACTATCGGGTCTGTAACATAATCACGACTTTTGCCTATGAAGTCAATATCTTCTATTATTAATAGTGATGGTGAAAAGTATCGTGCCGCATCGAATAGAAGCTTAATTTTCTCTTCGTCATATAATGCTTTTGGAGTAGCCCATATTATGGTTGTTTTCTTATCTAGAACATTACACAATACACGAGCAAGTTGTGTCTTTCCAGTTCCAGCGACTCCAGCAAGTAAAACTCCACGTCTCCAAGGAACATTATGTTTTCTACATAACTTCTCGTTGTTGATTGTGAATATAATATTGAGTATGATTTCCTCTTTCAATTCGTCTGGAAGTATAACAGATTCCCAACTAATGGAGCTTTTATATTCTAGAAAACCAAGATTTCCACGTGGTAAGAATTCAAGTTTTTCTCCCTTCAAGAAATTATATTTTCTCATCCACTTTTTAACTTCTGTTGATAGGTCGTGTATTATTTTACTGTCTTTTTTCATTCCGAAAATCTTATATTCCGAGTAGTTTCCTTCAAACAATATATGAACTACTAGATTTGTGTTTCTCCATTTTGTGAACACCCAAGCTCTAACAAGTAATGGAATCGTCTTGTCCCTCATAATTTTGATTTCTTGGTATTTCGGTGCACAATATGTTTCTCCACTATAACTGATTATCTTTTGCACATCTGTTTCTTTCTCTATGAACTTATTCATTGCATAACAAGCTTGTGATTGTTGATATAGTGGGAACTCAGTTTCTATGGAAATCAAATCTTTCTCTTCTACTCCAAAAAAATTCTTCACATCGACTTCCCAGTCCGAACCAGCCTCTAAATCTATGACTCTGCTTATATCATTAATAAACTCTCTAAGTGACTCACGTACTTCACTATTACATTTGATTTGTTTAGCTTTTTCTTCTTCTTCACAAATCCCAGTCAACTAAACCACTATAAGTCATATAGTAAATCAGATATTTAAATGTTGTGTAGAAAACTTTTTATACCAGTAAGTCCTATCTTATTATAGGTGAATTAAATGGGTTGGCAAGAAATAGAAAAAGTTTGGCTGGCATGTGCAATTGATACTGATGGGTGGATAGGCATTGCAAAAACACCCTATGGATTAACTCCAAGAGTGAGAATTTATAATACACATCTTGGTTTTATTCAATACGCCGCTGAATTGTTACATAGAAAGATAAAAACTGATATAAGAGTTACAAATCATCCAAATGGCTCCAAGAAACCATGTTATAGAGTTGATATTTCGGGTAAGCCATGTGTTAATATTCTAAAGGCAATTCTTCCATATCTAATTATTAAAAAAGAAATAGCAGAGGAAGCTATTGAGCTAGAGCCAAATCTTTACACTAGAACAGAACATATTTTATATGTTAATATGGTTATAACTCCAATGAGGAAAAGAGATAAGAAAGGAAGATTTATAAAGGAGAGTGGTTAAAATCGCATGGCAATGTCCAAAATGTGGAAACCTCAACTGTGATTGCAGTAAGAAATGTGAAGAATGTGGAGAGTCAATTCCAAAAGAATGGGAGAAGGTTGGCTATGCCTAATCATTGTCCATTATGTAATCTAAATCTTGAGAATGAAGTTGTATATGGAGAATATGGTCCATTTCTCGTTATAAGGACTAAAACCATGAAAGGACATCGAGAACGCATAATGATAGTTATTAAGCAACACGTTCACCATATTAGACATGTTGAATTTGAAGCCGCATTAGAATTTCTGGTTGAGATTGGAAAGAAAGTGTTTAGTTACACTCCAAAATTCGTAATAATGGATTCAACGTTTGCTACGATAAATGAACATTGGCATTTAGTTGCAACAGACTTGGACCCGAAGAGTGAAGACTTCGAGCAGATATTGAGAACCAAATGGATTAAAGTTGTAGATAATACGTGGTTAGATTAATGAAGGCAATAGTAACTATAAAATTACCGAGAAATCCAAGACATAACCCACGAAACAAGCAAACTGGTAGATGTCCTATTAAAAACACACCATGTACAGATATTACTGGTTCTCATCATTCTTATATCGAAGAAGGTAAAGACATCAAGGATATAAAAGAAAAAGCAAAGAAGAAGTGGGGACATGTCACCAGAATTGAAGTTATTATGTTTGACTAGAGAAACATTTAAATATGGCTTGTTCCACTATAAGTTAAGTGATTAAAATGTTGGGAGTAATAAAAACCATAATTAAAGGTGTGGTCGCTGGAGCAGTTGCTTCTTTCATTGGTTATGCTAAGAAAGAAGAAGTTCCAAAGTGGGATTTGAAGAAGATGCTTCAAACCACAATTCTTGGTGCTATAACAAATGGAATTATCATGGGTTCTAACATGCCAATTTCAGACCTTGCTACTGAAATATCCGTCTGGTTAGAGATACCATCTCTTACACCAGTCATTGTTGAATTTGCTATCTTAACTGGTATTATAATCTTGACAGACCATCTAGTTAAGATTATCACCCGTAGAAGCGATGTTATGGCTCTTTGGAACAAACTTAAGGAATTTCTAGCAAAATACATCTAGAAAACTCCTTTCTTATCTAGTTGAACCTATAGTAACCATAACACTTTTAAATCTCTTTTTCTATATTATTCTATAGTGATAATAATGCCAATAAAATTTGATGAAACTGTTCTCAAGGCTATGGTTGACTTCGAAGGCTTTACATTTGAAGAAGCTAAACTAACATATGCCAAACGAGAGAAACTTCCGAGTGGTGCTTTCTGTGGTCCCAAAAGAACTTATCCAGCTCATGATGCCGCACATGTTAGGAATGGTCTTGCAAGACTGGGAACTTTTGGTAAACGTTTAAAGCCAGCAGTTAGAGCAACAATCCTAGCTTGTTTAAAGAGACGAGCTAAAAGATATAAAATCGAAGTTTCAGAGACAATTGAAGGAAAGTTGTGTCTTGTTAGGTGGGATGAGACATTAGACGAAAAGACAAGGAAGAAATGGTTAATTGAAATCGAAGAGACATATAGCTGGTATATTAAGAGAGAGCGTTGTAGTGGTGAGTCTAAATGAGTATGGAGAAAGAAAAGCCAAGATACCTTACATATGACGACTTGGAGTGGACTCGAAAACGTATAGATAAGCTTGAAAGGAACATGCGACTTCTGATTCGACTACTTGTTGAGAAGAAGATAATCGGAGAAGAACTAGCCAAAAGCTTCATGGAAACAGTAGATAAAAACGAAGTTGTTGAGTGGTATCTTAAGAAGGATAAAGAGTAGGTGATTTTGAATGCCTATTCATACTGATTGGAAGTCTATGGTTAAAGGTATGAAGGGGACTTACTGTAAAAAAGGCGATAAAACAAAATGTCGTCCATTTACTGATGGTTCCAAAGTCTGTTTATGTACAAAGGCATGGTCTGTATTTTTTGCTACTATGCGAAAAAAGGGTTGGAATGAAGGAAGTCCACGTTCTAAGAAGGTTTCGGAAACTGTTTTTAAAGTAGCTATGGAAGAGACCGTGACTGAACTTATAACTTGGTATGAAGCTGAAGTAAAGAAGGGAGTACCTAAAAAGGATGGAAGCGGTAAAGGAGTCCAAGCTAATAAAGGACGAGGTGGATGTCCTCAACCTAAAAATAAGAACGAACCATCATGGGTTAGTATGGCTCGAAAGTTTTTAGCGTCAAAGAAAGGCAATCCTAAACTTAGAACATTTTGGCAAAAACGCCTTCAAACTTGGGAAAAGAAGGGGAATAATAAATGACAGTAGAATTTTTTGTAATCACAAAAGAAATTGAATTTGAAGAGACCGTGGAAAAAGGAGCTAGGATACTAGCTACAGTTATGGAACTTGAAAAAGTTTCTAAGAATAAACGTCTATACCAGATTAAAGAAGGAAAACAAATAGCCGATTCATTAAAGGGAAAGCCTATTTATTATGGAACGGATGTTTTTGGAAGACATGATAACCCAATTAAAAACCCAAAAAGCAAAAAAGAACCAGTAGGCTTTGTTGAAACGGCACGGGTTGTAGGAAACAAAATCAAAGCTGTTATCCGAATCTTTAACGAAAAACTTATAAGTGCCCTAAAGAAAGGCGTTAGATACCTATTCAGTATAGGTGGACAAGCAATAAGTGAAACAATAAAGAAAATAGGAAATAAGATTGTTCATGTTTTAAATGGAGCCCGTTGCAATCACCTTCAACTTGTTGATAAGGGAACTCCAGTTGGTTTTCCAAGTGCCAAGATGGAAAAATTGATAGAAATCCAAGAAACAGTTATGATTTGCGAAGGTGGAATTTGTCGTATTGATGGTCCATGCAAGAATGAAGAAAAGCAAAAGCTAACAATTATTGAGGAAGACGAAACCATAATAATCTCTGGAACTGGTTGGTTCATAGTTTAATTGTGTGTATTACAAACAAAAAACTTTTAAGTCTAAAATCATATTAACTAGCGGTTAGAATGCCACGTAAAAAATATATCCAAGCAAGAGTATATTCTCGACTCTATAAAATGTTAGAAGAGATTCAGATGATAATGGGTGGAACTTTTACGGAAGCTCTTGAACATGTTCTTGAAAGATACCTTAATGAACTTTATCCAGATGATATTGTAAAGCTTCGTAAGTTATCAGCGGCTCGTTGGGCAATGTTTAAGCAAGAGGAAAAGCGGAAGAAGAAACAAACATAACACTTTTAAATTAGTTTTTTAATATATCTAAGTATTAGAAGGTGATTGTATGGCTGGTCCTTATAAATGTAAAAGGATGCGAGTCAAGATAAAAAATTCTTTAACGGGTGTAGAGTACACACTCGGTGTAGTTGAAGGCATGGATATTGAATGTATCAAAGAAGGCGGAGTAGTTCCACACTACGATAGTGAAACTGGTAAACATGCTGTTGGTACAAGACACGCAACGTTCAGAATTAGACGGTGGTTCAAGACGGATAATGCACAAACAGACTTATTGTTTGCATTGTTCAATAACGAAACACAATTCTGGCTTAGTGGAGAAATAACTAATGTTAGTGGAAGCACATTAACATTGTCTGGATGTTTAATCTATTCGTATAGACCAGTAACTGGTGGAGCAAACGACATTGTTAGCGAAGAAGCTCGTGGAGAATGCGTAGACTGGGCTACAAGTGGAATTTATGACTAGAAGACTCATTCTTTACCTTTTTTAAATATTACTATGTCAATATTATCAACTAGACAATCGAGTCCATACCACATCGTAGATTCAGTTAAATATTTTAGAACTCTCGAAACATGATGAACCAACTCGTGGAGAATTGGATAAGGAGCCAACTTATCAACAAAAATCAATCCCTCAAAATAATGTGCGTCACATACACATTCTTCTATTCGTTTAACCCAAAATTTTATTCGCTCAATCCAAAAATCATCTTTTTCTTCTAACTCATATACCTCACAAATTTTCATAATATGAGATATAAGTTCCTTTCTAGACGTTGTAACTCTTGGAATTAAACCAATTCTAGGAAACATTTTCAACTCTCTTCTCATGTTTTTTCCTTATAATCTCAAAGTAAAAATTTGGATATAATTGAGAAAGCTTCTTTAGAATAGTAGTTAAATCAGCCCGCTCAATCTCATAGTGTGGATTTAATTTGCTTATGATATAAGCGAATGCCTTGAATCGCCTATAACGTTCTAGTTCCTCATCATCAAACTCAGCCCGCTCATCATCTAAAATACTAGGACAATTTTCTGCCATCCAAACCGTATTTGTCAACTTCTCATCTATAGTTTTCTGAATCCGAATCATTATCTCACTATATCGTTTTGGATTATCTTCTTTTGTTATTTCTCCAGCCAAAACTTTTCGTAAAAACTCACGTTGATTGTTAGTTATCATATAGATTCCACACTAAATACTAAGTGCATACTGCTTTATAAAACTTCCGCAAAAAATCCCGATTTTCAGCATTTTTTACGACATAACACTTTTAAAGTCATAATGCTTTTAAATAACATGATGAAAATGCCAAAACAAACTAAAGAAGAGCGTTTAGCTAAAAAATACGCTCAAAAGACTCCAGAAGAAATGGAGAAAGAACAAGACGAACTTGAAATGGAGTATTCGGTTCGATGTGTGGAAATGGACCAGAAAATACAGAACTTTTCATCTAAAACAGACCCATTAATGATTAATGGAGAAAAATTTGCTATGGTTCGAAGACCAACAGCAAGTCAAAATCGAAGAATAATTCCACCAGAACTAGCAAAATACAGAACTAATCCAGAGGATATACCTTATGAAGTAGCTATGAAGTATGAAGACGATGTTTATAAACTAATGGCTGAACTAATAATCGAGCCTAAACATAGTGCTGAGTGGTGGAGAAACAATACTGGTGGTGAATTCATGGCGGCTTTCCAAGCTCATCTAGCTCAAGTAAACCAAAAACTCCAAGAGACCATTGATAGTTTTTTACAACAGACCTAGGCTTCAATAAGTTAGCTGTATGTGAATTTCTACAATGTTCTTTAAGCGAACTTCCAGAAAGATGTATAGAACTTTCGGATTACAAATCTATAATAGCTTATCTAACTAGAAAATCAGAGCTGGAACGACAAGAGATGAGTAATGCTAGGAGAGGAAGATAAAATGAGTGGATTTATAAGATTTACGGAAACCGATTATGGTAGTAAACGTAGGGCTAAGAAGGCTACTGAAGAATATTCTAAACGTTTAACTATGGAAGGAAAATGGCGATTAAAAGCATGGTGGTATGAAGTTCTTGGAACTGCTCAAATGTTATGTTTAGCATATGCGTTTGATACTGGAACTTTATGGGAAAGTATTAGAATTGAAGAGGGTAGACCTATGCCAGAAGGTTACCCATATGAGGTCGCTTTTGCTTCACAAAATGAAATGATTAACTCAATGATTATAGCTGGTGGAATTGGAATTAATCCTAAGACTGGTAGAGTATGTGATTATGCCCAAGCAGTTCATGATGGACATTTTTCTCGAAGTGGAGCTTGGATTCCAGAAAAACCATTCTTAAGAGAAGCCATAGAGAGACACATGGCGGAGTTAGATAAAATATTAGATACTTGTATTAAGAAAGTTGGACGTGAAGTCTGGGCTGGTGAATAGAAATGTCAATGCGTGTAATTTATATTGCGGTTAGAGCCAAAAACTATAGTGATATGGCTACTAGACAAGTTGGACGTAACATAGATAAGATGATTAAACAACAGCAAAAACTACGTCAACAAATGACTAGAACATTTGCCGCTGGAATAATGTTTACAGCAATGGCGGCAATGATGGGTATTGCTATTGGTAAAATCATAACAAGTACAACTCAAGGAAGAGTTTTAATGGCACAGTTTGGTAGAGCTGTTACTACGGCAACAAAAGCTTTAAGTGAACAATTTGTCAAGATACTTGGACCTACAATTCGAATGGTTAGTGGTTTGTTAAATACAATATCTAGAAATGAACCAATCATGCGTTTTATTGCTTATATGACTTTGATGGGTACTGTTTTAATAGGGGTAAAAGGAATTATGTTTCTTCTTAGTTTTGCTATATCAACATTACAAATGTGGTGGACATCTTTAACTATGACTACGGCAACATTTACAGCCTATGCTGGATTCTCTACAGTAAGTGTAATTACTTTAGCTGGAGCTTTACAAATCTTACAAGCGTCTATGGGACCGATAATAATGGCATTTATGGCTGGTTATATGATTGTGGTAGGTCTTCGTGATAATATTCCATTATTAATAACAGTTGTTGGTGGATTAGTAGCAGCTTTTATAATCCTAGCCGCAATATTATGGTCGTGTGCTACGGCTATGTCTATAATATCATTAGGAGTTGCGGCGGCTGTTGGTATCGGAGCAATTGTAGCCGCTCATACGGCAATGCCAAGTTATCAATATGGAACACGTTTAGTTCAAAGGACAACTCCAGCCATTGTTCATGCTGGTGATGTGATAACCAGACCAGACCGTGGAGATTATCCATCCGCCGCTCTTACTGGGAAACCAACGATGGAAGTTACCAAACAAAACGTTACTGTAGCTATTGGTACTGTTAAAACACAAGCTGATGAGGAAGAGCTACGACCTTTAATATTAAAAGTATTGAGAGATGCTTTCAGAAATAAGCGGTGATATAAATGTCTGTTTGTCCAACTGAACGTTTCACATTAGAAATAGGTGGTAGTGAAGTAGGCTACCTAAGAATTCACTATGTAAAAAGCCATCCTTCAGTAGACCCAGATACTTTCGACATTAAATTACTTCCAGAAGATGCGGACGGTGTAGACTATTTTGATAGTGTTGAAGTAAAAAAGGATGGGGTAACTGAGTTTTACGGTTTTATAGAAGAAATAACTCCTCAAGTTTCCGAAAGTGGACTTGAATATTTAATTACTGGTAGATGTTGGAAACTTATTACATGGAAGAAATATACTGAAAGGTATGTTGAAACTCGTGAAGTGGGACCAAATGAACAAGCTGGTTTCTTCGGAAAGGTTTATCCACCAGAACTTATTTGTTTTTTATTGAGGACTCCAGTATCGATACATCCCTCTGGTAAAGTTAGGCATAAAATAGGGTGGGGAATACATTCTGATGATTGGATATGTGCCGCTATAAGAACTGCTACTGGACACCATCCAGTATGGGTGGCAACTCGCCGTGTTAATTTTGAATGGCAACTTGGAAATTTAACTTTCACAGCTACTACTTTAGCGGTAGATGGATTCGATAATACGTGGGGTGATTGGACGAGAAATGCCGCTTGTGGAATATGTTTGGACGATGATGATGTTGTTAATTATATTAGTGCCGTCAATTTGGGTGATGATGATGGATATTACACGTTTGCAGATTTAGGTGTGGCATATAAACGTGGAAGCGTTTCAAGTTGTATATTACATATTAAAGGAAGATTTGTAGATGATGGGGGCTCTGGTGGTGCAGACACAGTCCAAGTCCGAGCTTACCTTTATTTTAACGGAGTTTCAGTAGCCAATAATACGGTTACTTATACAAATGGTCTTGGATGGGAAGACCAAACATGGGATATTTCAGCAAATGTAACAACAATTGCATTACTTAATGCTCTAAAAGTTAGGCTTGAATGGGCGGCGGCTACAAATCCAGCAAACCAACATCCAGACGTTACTTATATGTATGTTGTAACAACTGGAGAACAAACAAGTTATCAAACCGAAGATGATTGGTTTGCAGTTGACTTGGGTGCGGCATATCAGAATATTGTGGCTATTCTTATAGAGTCTAGAAATGATTTAACTGAAACACAGTTTGCTCGGCATTTAGTAATAGAATATAACACGGCGGCTTTTGTAAATGATGACACTCCCCCAGCGGCGGGCTGGGTTCCAATACGATGGGTGCCCAATAACGTTACTAGGGATATACTGTTAAGCTGGGAGCCTTTAGACGGAATCAATGTTAGATGTATTAGGATAAGAATTACTGCTGATATTGATTTTGGTTGGGAAATAAGTCAAATCTATATTTGGCAAGCTGATACTGATGTTACAACTGCTAAAAGATTTAGATTGGTGAATGAGCCATGACTCCATATACTGGTGGTCCATACATCACACTCGACAAAGACTCAGACTGCCCATGTAAAATCCTATCAAACTGTACTGCTTTCGATGAACCTATAGATATTAATTATGGTAGAGTTAATGATGGAATTAATGAAGTTATTGAAAGATTAGTTACTAACTTTGCTCCATGGGAATGGTGGTTTGATTATTCTGGAAGGATATATATTGGACAACAGAGAGGAACAGATAAATCAACAAACATAGTTATAGTTGCGGGAGATAGATTAAATAAAGTATCAGCGGAAAGAACTACGAAAGAATCAGCTCAGAGAATCCGAGTTACTGGACAAGGTGAAAGCAAAGGTCAAGACGATATTACAAGTGATTGGTATATAGATGCAACGGCAATGGCTGAAATAAATGGCTTCTATGAAAAATTGAAGGGGATTCGTGATATTACCCGAAAAGAAATTGCTGATATTGTGGCTCAGACATTACTAACAATGCTTAAAGATAAAAGAGAAGAACTTACTATAACCGACTTCGATAATTCTCCATATACAGCCGATGATTATGACCTTGGAGATGAAATTACTGTTACGGATGCGGCTACAGCATTAAGTGGTATATATAGGGTTGCAACTATAGAGAAAACTATTGATGAAAGGGGAGAACAAGTAATTTTGACTCTAAATAAAAGAAGAACTGATATAACTGATAGACTGGCAAGTTTACAAAAAGAACTGGATAGACTACAATATGGTAATACTGTACTGGACAGATTTTTAGCGGCTGGCGGACTTCAAGGAAGTCTCGACCCTAAAAAAATGGAAACGATATGGGACATAACTTCAAGTAATAAAACTTTATATACTGCACCAGAAGAATCTACTGAGGCGGCACCAGACCAATTTATGACTTGGAACGAAGCTCCCGGTGGAATTGGCACTTATTCATGTGATAAAGATTATTTCGAGCTTACAATGACAGCGGTTGGGGCTGAATATCTTGCCTATGAAATAGACCATGTTGACTGGGACCAAAATCCAAGATTTACATGTGAACTTGAAATAGACCATGCTGAAGGACCATCAGATACTTGGGCAAATGGAGACAGTATAGAAGTTGTAATGGAAGACATTGGATTCACTAGGTTCTTTGGTTTCCGAATTAGGTATTCAACTGCGGATGGTGGTTTTGTTGCTGAGGCACGTTGTCAAACTACTGCTGGGGCTCTCCAAACACTTAGGCTTGACCCAACTTTTGAAGGACAGATTGATTACGACACAAAAATAAAATTGGAAGCTAGAGTTGAATGGGAAGAACAAGTTATAAGATTTTTTGCTGGAACTGGAAGCTACGACTTCCAAGAAATAGCAATTCTACCAATTTCATCTGGAACTACTGGAGCCAGTGGAACACTATGTCCAATGGTAGTTAGAATGACTTGTAACGTAATACCATTAGCTCAAACAATGGTTGGTATCTTTCATTGGAAGAGTCAAGCATTAAAGGAAGGGTTGACTTAAAATGGTAGTTAAACTTGGAACTATGGATTTAAACAACGTTCTTAGCTGGGAAGAAGAGAACGTTATTACAATACCGATTAAAAAACCAGTTAGAAAACTTGCTCCAACAACACAAAGTGATTACTTTACTAGAACTCCAAAGAGAATAATTATTACTACTAGACTAACCCCAGCGGAAAAAACTCAGCTTAGAAACTTAAAGAATGAACATTGTTGGCAACCACTTTGTGATTTCCATGCTACTGGAGTTTGTAATGAGGCTAACTCGGACTTTATTGATTATGTGTGGATAGAAAAAATAACTCATGATTGGCGTGGAGATGTAGATACAACCCATCGGTGGTTAGGAACAATTAACCTAATATGTAGTCAAACGTAAAGGTGGAGAAAAATGGCAATAATATATCTATTTACGGACGACTTTGAGACGGGTGACCTAAGCAAATGGGATGTAGTAAACAATCCAAGTAATTTTAGTGTTCACGCCGGTGCCGCATATACTGGCAGTTTCGGTTTGGATGCAGACCTTAGCGGTGCTGAACAGAGTTTTCTACAAGAAAACATAACTGCTGGTTACATAACATATTATCTTGACTGGTATAATAGAATTCATCAAGTAGAAGTTTCTCCAAGAGGAGCCTTCAAAAAGTTACAAAGTCAAACTGGTAGTAGAACTCATGCTGGGATGGTAATAAGGAACTATGCTGGAACGTGGAAAGTTAGAATTGTATATTATGATGGAGTTACGGAACAATGGGTAGACACAACAGAGGTAATTTCTTCTAATACTTGGTATCACTTCAGAATAATACTTAGAATAAGCCCAAGCGGAGAAGGATTTGTAAGATTCTATAAAGATAATATGAGTTCTCCGTTTTATGAAGTTACTGGTTTAAGTAATTACGATGCGTCTAATCTAATGAACCAAATAGAATTTCTATTTCAATGTGGAGCTGGAAATCAAGTTGTGGAAGATATTGACGATGTGGAATGTTATAATGTTTCAGATGTGTGGGATGGTGAAGTTGGATTTAAAGGGATAGCTACTGGAGCTTCTGCTGGTTGTGGTGACATTTCTATTGAAAGAGTGTTAAGTTGGCATGAAGAAGAAGCCATGTCAATTCCAGTAAAAAAGATTGTTAGGAGAAATAAACCTACAACCGAGGCGGAATATTGGGTTAGGACTCCAAGGAAAATAATATTAGATATAAAAGCTACAAGAACCAAGAAGGTAGAATTAGAAGATTGTAAATGTCTGGCTGGATGGGTAGAACTCTATGATTTTGATAATAGTTTTATTGATTGGGTGTGGATAGAAAGTCTAAATTGGAATTGGGCTAGGGATGAAGACCATAACTATCCATGGCAAGCAAGAATCGTATTAATCTGTAGTACGACTTAATTTCTATTATAAAAACATTTAGGGAAAGCTTTAAATATCACATCTGATTATATCATTATGGATAAAAATGACTAAGAAATTTAGTGAAGAAATAATCGGACCAATTAGGAAACAACACAAAGATATGATATATCCAACAGTACGTGTGAGAGCGGGCAAAGCTGGTGGTTCTGGGCTGGTAATTTATTCACAGCCAATTCCAGACCAAGAATTAGCAGATGGTGAAGACCCCAAATATGAATCTTATGTCATGACTTGTCATCACGTTATCGAAGGAGCAATAAAGATGGTTAAGAAGAAACACCCATTTGCAGAGCGTACAATAGAAGTAGAAGTGCGTGAACTTGTCCAAGTTGAAATTTTTGAGTATGAGGAAATGAGTAGTATCGTTGGTGCTACACAATACAACGCTGAAATCGTGGCGTGGGACAAGCAATTCGACCTTGCTCTACTCAGACTCATAACAGCTAGAAAAATGCCTTATGTTGCAAAGCTTTATCCGAAAGGTGAATCTAGTGCAGTTAAATTGGGAATGGGTTTATATTCTTGTGGTTGTTCATTGGGTCATGAGCCTATTCTTAACAAAGGACGTTTGATGGGGAAACATGATATAATAGAGAATGAACCATACTGGCTTTCAACAGCAAACACGATATTCGGTAATAGTGGCGGAAGTGACTTCTTAGTTGATACACATGAATATATTGGCATAACTGCAAGAATCAGCGGATACCAGTTAGGCTTCAACGTAGACATAATTACATGGATGGGATTCATAATCCCCATAGAAACTATCTATAGATTCTGGGATGACCAGTTGTTCCAATTCATCTATGATAAGAACTATACCAGTAAACAATGTGAAGAACTAAGAGAGAAGAGAAGACTTGAAGAAGAGAAGAAACTACTTCTTCCACCAGCAGAACTTCCATCCAAAATTTCAGTTAATGAAGCCGCAAAAGACAAACAAGCTCCTAAAGAACCCGAAGATACTGAGTAATCTACCGAAACCCTAATATGCCCCTTTTTCTATCCGGATTGACAGTCGAAACATTAATATATCCCTTTAGTTATATTAAGGTGGGTAAAAAGGGGCATATATACCCACTATAGAGTGTGAATGTAAATGTCTGAGGAAGACCGTCTCAATACGTTGGATTTAGCAAGACAGATTCCAATCGATAAGGAATTAAGTCTTGAGGATTTAGCGGATATTCTTAATGTCACCGTTAAACGTGACTGGGGAAACAAAATAATAACTTTTCTTGTGATGTTGGGAACCTATACCAATGAGGAGCAAAGTAATATACTTTTCAAATCGGAAAGTTCTACTGGTAAAAGCTATATTCCATTAGAGCTTATTCAATATTTCCCAAAAGAAGACGTGCATAAAGTTAGCTATGCAAGTCCAACATCATTTTACCATGCTTATGGAGAAGCGTTTTATGAAACATGGTTTGAAGAGGATAAGGATGGTAAGAAAAAGAAGAAAAGACGGCTTAAGCATTACAAAATCGACATGGCAAAACAAATATACATCTTCAAAGATATGCCATCAGATAAGCTTTTAATTAGACTTAGAAGTTTATTGAGTCATGATGAAAAGAAGATGCAAATCCAGATTACAGATAAAACTATGAAGTATGGATTTAGGGCTAGGAAAGTTATTATATATGGATACCCAACATTTATATTCTGTACAGCTTCGCCAGTATTGGACGCTCAAGAATCAACAAGATTCTTCGTTTTAAGTCCAGATATTGCTCCAGAGAAAATTGAGGAAGGCATTAGACTTGCGGCAAAGAGAAAAGGAAACAAGCCAGAATTCTTAAAATATCTAAGCGGTATGGTTGGAAGGACATGGCTTCAAAATAGAATAGTAGAAATTAAATCTGCAAATATTAGAGACGTTATATTAAATGATGTGGATAAACTAGCTGATAAATTCATCAAATCTAGAGAACATCTTCATCCACGGCATATGAGAGATTTTGTTAGACTCATCAGCTTAATAAAATATTGGGCAATATTTAACTATTGGAACCGAGATGTAGACAAGCTTCCAAATGGGGAGATAGTTATCCATGCAAATACCATGGATGAAAAAGCTGGTTTTTCTCTATATGATTTTATTTGTGATGCTAATGAGATGGGAGTAAGCCCAGAAGTTTACCAAATCTATAAACTGGTTCTAGAGAAGTATGATATAGATAGGTCTGGTTTGACAAAAGAGCAAATCTCAGCCAATTATCTCGGAGAATTTCACAGACCTCTCAGCCAGCGAAGACTGAATAAGTATATCATACCAAGCTTGATGGCTTCCGGTTTAATCTTCAAAGATGAGACAACTGGAAAGTCTGGAAAGCCTCAAAAGTTCAAGTTATCGAAAAACATAGACTTAAAGGAGAATGGTATTAAAATAAATCAAACACTATTGGGGAGACAAATCCCAACCAATAATAAAGATAAGTTTGATATTATATTAAATCTATTAACTGTCCCAATGTCATTAGACGAGTTATGCAAACAGACAAATGGACAAATACAGCATGATGAAATTACTAGACTATTACAAATTCTAATGGGAGAAAGTAAGATATTTCGACCAAATGACAAGACATATCAGCGGGTTATGTAACATGTCGATTAAATTTCATGCAGACATGACTTTAGAAAAGTTTTGGCTAGATTGGTTTGGAATACATGGAAGAGAACTTGGCTCTAATATTCCTCATCCATTTGGAACGAATCCTAAAGGACATGAAAAGTCTAGGAGACAATTTACACAATCTCCCAATCAATATTTAGAATTTATAAAATGGTGTGAAGAACAAAAGGCGGCTTGTTGGATAACAAGTCAATCAATGCGAGAATATAATTTACCTTTAGGAATAGAAAAGATTTTCTTCGATTTTGATTATAAAGGCTTAAAGAAAAATCAGAACATGACAAAGGCTAAAAGATATAAGGTGAAGGAGCAAGTATTAAAGTTTATAGACATGCTCGATGTTGAGCCTTTTTTGGTAGCTACTCGAAAAGGCTATCATGTCTATGTTTTCCTTAGAAGAATTTACCAGTTTGAACCTAGAAACTTCGATTTTGCAAAAGATATTTTTGGTGTTATTGCCCTATCCTTATTAGGGATACCCAAACTTTATAGAGAATTGGATGAAGATGACAGAAAGAAGTGGAAGTATTTAGATTTTGGACCATTAGGCGATATATGTAGGATGGCTCGTGTACCTTTAACTTTCCACGAAAAAAGTGGGATTAGATGTCAAGTTCTAAATCGTAGATTGGAACAGACAAAGGTTAGGGGCATTGACCTTTATCGAACTTATGGTTTGGGCGAAGATAGAGTAACAAATGCTGTAAAAATTGTTAAAGAATATTACCAGAATAAAATTGCTAGAGAAAATAGAAGAATAAACTCTGGGGTAAAAGACTTCAAAAATGGCGGTGGGAGATTTCAAGGGCAAATGAGACCATGTTTTACTGAGCGGCTTAAAGTGGGAGAGATGACACATGTACAACGACTTGCATTTCTGATGGAAGCTTACCATAGTGGATTTGAAAGGGAAGAACAATTAGTAGATTTGTGTAGAAACTTCAAAGACTTTAAAGAATCAACAAGTAGGACACAAGTTAGGTGGTTTCTAGAACATAAAACTGGATTTCCACCCTACCGTTGCAAAACAATAGAAGCACATGGTTGGTGTTTAAAAGGTGAATGTAAATATTATAGAAGAAATAAAAGTTAGGAGAGAATGTTAAATGGTAAACAATAGAGTTGTGATTCCAGAAAAACGGATAAGGAGAGAAGCAAATAATTTAGCCATGGCTTTTCGTGGAATCAAACGTAATCAAGTCCCAATTTATACAGCAGAAGAAATAATTAAACAAGCTGTAAAAAAACATGGTAATAAACTTGTTTTAGGTTTCTCTGGTGGTCATTGTAGTGTTACGCTTCTACACATGGCTTTAAAAGTCAAGCCAGATATTAAAGTGGTTTTTAATAATACTGGCGTGGAATTTCCAGAGAATGTGAAATATGTTCATTTGATAGAGGATTTATGGAATCTTAACCTTATTGTAACTCGTCCTAAAGACAACTTCTGGGTGATAGCCGCTGAACACGGTATGCCTTTACCACGTAGTATGGGATTTGGTAAGAAAAAGAGATATACAGTCCCACGTAACCGTTTTGCATCTGATAAAAGACCATGGTGTTGTCATTTACTTAAGGAAGTTGCAAGATATGGCTATTACATACGAGAGGGAATAACTGGTGACATGGGTGGTTTACGTGCATCTGAAAGCAGACTTAGAGCAATGCATACTGGTAAATATGGGCAAATATATCATGTGAAGAAACTTAAGATTCGCCCCGCTATGTGGGTTTACAATCCTATTGCTTTATGGACTATTATTGACGTGGAAAACTATCTCATTAATCATGATATTCCACGTAATTTGGTTTATGAAACACAAACTCGTAATGGTTGTTGGACTTGTACGTGTTATAAGGGCTGGGAAGAAAACATCTTTCGCTGGAATCCACGAGCCTATAAAATATTGGCTAAGAAGTATAACAAGTCTCGCCCGCCGAGTGTTCCACCAGCAAAAATCATAGAGGTATCTAAAGACGATATGAAGAGTCATGATTGTCCTATGCTTTAGGGCGATTTAAGAAGCTATTTAAATAAAACTTTTAAGCCACTCTTACTATATTATTACTTGGTGTTGATTATGACAAAAAAGTGGCTTGTTGAACCAAAAGAACGACTCAGACGACTAATACTATGTCTTTATGCGTTGGAGATTCTAACAGTTATCTTTAGTGCTGGTGAAAAGATTTTGACCTATTTTGGTTTAACTTATCATGGTGGAGTAGAAGCTAATCCAATCCAAAGATTTTTAATGCAGCAAATCGGCATAATTCCAGCAATTATCATCGGATTTCTCTTCAGTCTTTTACCAATAGTTGTAATTAACTATGGTATCAAAAGATTTAAACTGAATAGTGAAATACATTACTGGATTTGGGTAGTTATCATGACGGTTTACTTTACGTTATTCTTTAAAGTCTTCGAGCATAATCTTAGCTTTTTCTGGTGATAAGAATGTGGTTCCAATTAATAATATTTGCAATCTATATCATCTTTGTGTTATATCTACGTAACCGAATCAAAAAAAGAAAATCTAAAAAACAATGGAATCCATTTAAACTATGGGAAATGATAACTATAATTAAGCGGAAAGACGAAACAACATTTGAAAGACAATTTAAGCGTTTTGAGTATGTTGGTCAAGAAACAGAAGAAGGAGAAATAATCGGAATCTACTTTGTAAGGACAAGACAAAAATCTAAAAAAGAACTAAAATACGAAAAGCTTATTGAGAAGTGGCGATAGAAAACCTTATAAACATCTTCCATCATATAATAAGTAGAGTTGATTATAATGCCAGAAGATGATTTATCCGAAGAGTTTCTAATGGCGTTAGCTAATTACCACAATCCAGAAACAATCTTCAAAATGGCTAAGACACCATGGGAGAAAGCAGTAGCTATAGAATTCTTTCTTGTTAAAAAAAACCAAGATAAGACAGATAATGAAATAAAATGGCTTAAGTGGCTTACTAAGGCAGTTTTCGGTGTTACGCTTCTAGCCGTGGTAGTAAACGTACTAAGCGTCCTCAATCTATTTCCCATTTAAGGTGTGATTAAATGTCGAAAGAAGAGGAACCCCAATTCGTAATAGACACTAAATTTTATATTAAAATGCTTTCTGATTTAATAGAGAAATTAGGCGAGGCTGACCCAAAAGACCGAATGGATTATGCTCTTGAAGTAACAAGATGTTTAAATGGAATTATAATAAGTGTGAAAGGCTGGCAAGCTTGGATTTCTAACATAGAGCAACTTCATGGTTTACAACTGAAAGATTATAAAGCTTTCTATCCAAAAATGAGGGGGGCTGTTATAGACTTTCTCAAGCTGGATTTGGAAGTAACCAAAAAGAAACTAATTGAAGCAACCGTCTTTTATAGAAAATTAACGAAGAAAGTAAAGAAGTCTAAAAAGAAAAAGCCCGACTCAACCTACGTTACTTAGTTTTTCTTCTATTTATACTTTTTGGGAAACCTTTAAATAGGGCTTTCTTACTATGATATTATAATAGAGTAAGGTGTAAGAAAGTATGAGTAAAAAAGAAAATGGACAAACATCATTTGCTACTCCCGAAGATTTGAAGAAATCTGAGGATTTTAAAGAAGACTTGGAGAAAACACGAAAGCGACTTCTAGGCGATGCCAATGCTCCGTTATTCACAAAGATGGATAAAATGATTGAGCTTATGAAGGAACGAAATGAATTAGTCAAAAAGAATACAGAGGCTTTGACTGCTCTTATAACAACACTTGTTGGACAAGTTAGGGATGGAAAAACTCCACAGAATAAAGAAGTAGTATTTCCAAACCAAATTGAAAAGTCATATGAAACAAAAGAAGATGAAAAGAAAGAAGTTCCATTACCACCGCCAGCTCCAGAAGTATCGAAAACTGAAGAGGGATACCTTGTGCTTGCTCACAACTCATTTCCAGAAAACTTAGCTAGTCTGTTAACCTTTGAAGATAAAGGCGACCATATCAAAGTGAAACCTCGTCAATGGCTTGGCTCAGATAACTTTGCTAAAGTAGCAAGAATAGTCCGTGAGATGGGTGGAGAATATATCTCTGCTGGAAAAGAAAGTCACTTTAAACTGTATAAAAAGAAAGAGTGATGAGCCTCAATGATTAAGACATGTAAACATTGTGGCAAGGAATTCAAAACCTATAATAGTAAACGGAAGTTCTGTAGCAGAAAATGTTTCTTTGCATGGCTCAAAAAAGTTAGTCAAGAGGAATAAGAATGCAAGAAGAAATATGTTACATGTGTAACGGACAAGGCGAAATAGTCCAGATTCTTGACTTTTTAGTTTACCCACCAAAAACCAAGAAAATTAAGTGTGGTCGATGTAATGGTACTGGAAAAATAAGGGGAGATAAAAAATAACCCACCGAAACACTAATATATCATCCCATATCCGGACTAAACGAGGAAATAAAAATGACTAAAAAACAAGTTATCAAAGGAAAGCTAGTTAAAGTCACTAATACTTATCCATTTAGGATAGCCATTATTTCAGATTTACACGTTGGAGCACAACATGGAATATTTCCAATTGATTATATTGACACAAGAAGTGGTCAACCCTACGATTTAAATGAGGGACAGAAAGTTCTATGGAAGTATCTACAAGACTATCTTGGATATTTGAAGCGGTATAAAGTTAACACGTTAGTTATTCTTGGTGACTTAATAGGCGGTCAAAATTGGGCTGAACGTGGGGCTTATATGATGATGACTGATATGACAATCCAACTTAGAGCTTGTGCTTATTTACTTTCCTATATATGCAAGAAAATTCCAACAATCCAGAAGGTGTACTTATTCAAAGGAACACCATATCATGGCTCCAGAGACTTGTCTGCCGAAGAGCAAGTTGCCAACGATTTAAAAGGTAACTATGGGATAAACGCTGAATACTTAGGTGAATATGCCTACTTAACTTTGACATATAATAAATATAAAAAAGTATTATGGTTTGCACATCCCGCTACTGGAGCAACCCAGTATCCAGAAACCGTTCTGGGAAGGGATATTGGACACTTCCTTCAAGCATATGCGACTGGAAAACTTCCAAAAGTTGACATGATTATAAGGGCACATCGTCATGAGTATATGGAACTTCACAAAACAACCGTTAGATATATGGTTCTTCCATGTTGGCAGTTTTATGTTCCATATGACAAAGCCGTTAAATGGTATGCCAAATGGCAACCAGACATAGGCGGGGCAATATTACTTGCAGATGAAAAAGTAAGGCTTAGACCTTGGCATTATGTGTATCCAAATCTTGTAAATCCAAAAAGATTTATAACTCTTAAACATGAACAAGACACGTATGGGGTACATAAAAAATGCCTTTCAAAGAAATAAAACAGCCTACAAACTTCATTCGGATAAAATCATTCGGTCAAACTACTGTTTCTATTTCTTTATACAACAAACACTTCAAAGATAAAAACGTTAAGATATTTCATGATAAGGGAAAAAAGATTATTGGACTTCAGCCAAGTAATAAGGGATATAAAATATTTGGTACTGTCTCTCTCAAAAGATTTGCTTGTCACGCCCTCTCAAGAATTACTACTGGTGAGTTTTATCCAGAATGGTCTGAAAAAGATAAAATGTTAGTGTTTACATATGGTTAAAGACATTGATTGTGGTTGGTCTGGTCCTATGCCCTACCAATTGTTGGCTGTAAAAGAAAGTTGGAAACATATAGCGGTAGATTTATATATTATGAGGTGTATTGTTATGTTAAGGATGAATCCCGAAATGAAGAGGGTTCACTTCATCATGTATGGTAACTATAAAGTGATGGTGATGGCATGACTAGAAAAATAAGTGATGGTCAAAAGTGTGATAGTTGCTATAGAGTTGTAGATATTTTAATTCCTATCCGTGTTCTTTGTGAAGCAAACTCTGGTTTTGAGATGCAATTGAGACACTATTGTCCAGAATGCTTTGATGAGATTATTCACGGGTGGAATTATAAGGATAAAGATGGAGAGGTAGAGAAAAGAAAGGAAGGATTTTTGAAATTTAAACATGAGAAAGAAAGAGACATATGGCATTTCCAGATTCCAAGACACTTTACAATTACTGGAGAAACACTCAGAGAACTTATGTCTAATGTTACTGGAAAAGAAGAGAAAGTTATATCTTGGGTTATAGCTTGGTATGAAAGTGATAATAAAGTTGGTTATCAGATTATTACGTCTAGAGAGGATGCTGAGGAAATCTATGAGAAAATAAAAGCTGGAAAGAAGACTGAGGAAATTGTGTTTGGAGCAGTTATTAAACGTGATTTATTGGTAGAAAAAGAAGAGGGAGAAGACGGTGTTCGGTAAAGGAAAAATTAAAATTATAAATCCTTGGAAAAAACAACCTTTGGATTGGTCGAATATATCATCAAAAGAAATTAACGAATTGTGGAATATTTTTATAAATGAAAGTTTAATTGTTAATGGACAAGTGACCCAATCAATTCCACTATCAAATGGAAATCGAGAGATAATTGAGAAAGTTATAGAAATGAATGTTAATAAAACTGTGTCGATTGTTGCTGAAACTTCTATTAAACCAGTTTTTTCAAGGAAAAAAATAGATACTTTTTTCGGAGTTGGTAAATCCAAAGATGGGTGGGATTGGGAACGGTTTATAAATACTAGTGGTTTTTCAGTTTCAGAAAACTTACTAGACTGGGTTGTTGGACAAGACAGAGTTATGGGCGAAGTCAGACTTTGTTTGGACGAGTGGTTATACAAGCTTAAACACCTACAAAAGAAAAAGTGGTATAAACCTTGGCTGAGGGCGGATGAAGAAAAACCCCATCTTAGTAAAACTATTCCACCGGGTCCATATCTTCTATTGTTAGGTGACCCGGGAACGGGTAAGTCATTGATTGGAAGGGCAATGGCTGAATATATGACAAGTCTATACTATAAACATGATATTAAGAGATTTGATGTGGTGTGTCATGCAAATAAAACAGTTCCAAGTAATCCTAAAATTACCATTCATCCAGCGGGTAAAGGTAGAGAACTTGTTATAAAAACAAAGAAGAAAGTGGCAAGGAAAGGATTTTTGAAGAAGTGGGGAATGCGTATTCTTCAATGGACTTTAGGTAGCATAGGAGCAATTCTATTAGGAATAACATGTTATGTGATATTTAAACCATGGATTCTTAACGAAGAAGTATGGAGAGTTTTTCCAGCATATAAAATATTAGGACCATCACAACTAATATATGAAGGCAATTTACTCGAATATTTAAAAGACAGACTTATTGAATTGTTTCCATTAATACTTGGTGGTGGAAGTCTTCTATTCTATGGCATATTCATAGGATTTTTTGGAAGAATGTTTGGTAGAGGTGATTCTGGTAAAGGTATTGGTGGAGCTGAAGCCACAGAAGCCCCAAAACTTCTAGTTGACAATTCAGTAAAAACAGCCCCATTTATAGATGCTACTGGTCATACATCTGCACAACTTTTCGGTTCAATAGCTTGGGACCCGTATCAGACTGGTGGTTTAGGTACTCCATCCCATCAAAGAGTTGTAGCTGGAGATGTACATAGAGCCTCAATGGGAATATTCTATATAGACGAAATTAAGAACCTAAATAGAGAAGAAGCTATTACTCTCTTAACTGTCCTAGAAGATGGTCAACTACCTATTACTATGAGAGGTAGACTACATGGAGCAGACACGGCGGCTATGGCTGTAGGAACAGAACCAATTCCAGCATTATTCTTCTTATTAGCGGCTGGAAACTTCGATAGTATAAACAAGATTCATCCAGCCTTGATGGATAGAATGGTTGGCTATGGTAGAGTTGTAAGAATGAATAATGATATGAAAAACAATATTAAAAACAGAAGAAAATATGTCCAGTTTATCGCTCAAGAATCCCAAAGATTCCATCTACCCACATTCTCAAGAGAAGCTTGTATTGAAATAGTAAATGAGGGAAGACAAAGGTCGAATAAAAGAGATGCTCTTGTAACAAAATTTAGACCATTAATATCAATTATTAAGACGGCTGGAACGTTAGCTAGAAATGAAAATTTATCAGTAGTTAAAGTGACCCATGTTAAAAAAGCCATTAATGAGCATTGTAAGACGATTCAAAAACAGCTTTTGGAACATGCAATACAAGAAAAAGGTAAACTGTTAGAAATTAATCCCGAAGGTTCCAAGCTAGGAACTATTTATGGACTTGCGGTTGTAACAGACAAGTTTTCTGGAGAAATGACTGGGAGTGTTCTGAGAGTTAAATCTCAAATGATTCGGAAGGATAAAAAGAAAGAGGATTTACAAGGCTATTATAATGTGACTGGTATTGCGAAAGATGCAAAATGGATGAAGGCTTCTGCTGAGAAAGTAAGGTCTGTGATTTTGCAAAAATATGGTGTTGATATAGCTCAAGAATATTTTACTCATATAGACTTCTCTCAAGCTTACGGAGTTGATGGACCAAGTGCTGGAGTGACAATGACTCTTCTACTATGCTCTTTACTTGAGGGAAAACCAATAAGGCAAGACGTAGCGGTAACTGGAGAAATTAATATATCTGCTGAAGACGAGATTGAAATTACAGCGGTTGGTGGATTACATGAAAAGATTAAAGCGGCTGAAATGTGGGGCTTCAAGAAAGTAGTCATTCCTAAAAAGAACTTTAATTACTCAATCAAGGAATCAGATTATGACATCGAAGTTGTAGGAGCGGCTAATTTAGCAGAATATTTAAAGGAAGTGTTAGTAAAAGATGACGACACCAGAAAAGGATGATTGGATAACCCTCTTTTATCTAATGGATTATACATATAAAAAGAAAAATGTTATTCTTGCTATTGGATTTAAGTCAATAGCTCCAGCGGAAAAACTGATTGGTTGGATAATGTTTAAACTGAATAGATTCTTCAAGGATGGTTATTCGGTTGATAACGTAGAATTGATTTCTTATAGTGAATTTGAAAAGCGGTATCCAGACCATAAAAAGCATAGAAAGGAGAATTGTGAATGAGAGTTTACTATGATAAAGTGAAGACAAAAGAAGTCGAAGAGAAGATTATAGCTAAATGGGGAGATAGGGATAGGAAACATTGGGCGGAGCGAGGCTATAATGTTAGTGAAGTTACTTACTGTGAAATGAAATGTTATAGTCAACGGACTGGACAAGAACCACGATACACTAAAGAATCAATTGGATTTTTAGTTTTCGGAATTGTCTCTGAAGACATAGTTATGGCTATTTTTCCAGAAGACCAAAGACAATATGAGGGGAATTTAAATGAGTTGATTTGGGGACACATGGATGTATATGAGGATTTCACTTATCCAATTGAAGGGAAGGCTACAGCGAAAAGAATTTTTAAACGAGAGCATTTACCAGTTAATTGGGTTATGCAACTTCTCAATTATATAACGATGGGTAGAAGCCTTAAAGGTTGGCTTCTAATTCTTGATATTTTCACCCGTCAATTATCAGCGTGGTGTGTAGAATTAACATCAGAAGAGAAACTAATGCAGATTGAAGTCCTTATGAGTAAGGTTGAACGGTTTGACTATGCCATTAAACATAAAGATTGTTCTGGTCTAGAGATTTCTCCAGATAATTATAAGCTTTGCAATTTCAAGCATACTTGTGAAAAAAGAGCTGAATGTAAAATAAGATATAGAGAACTGGAAAAGGAAAAGAGGAATAATAGAAAGAAAAAGAAGGCTAAGATTTGAGGAAACTATTAAAAGTTCTAGCCATCCTTGCTTTACTTGTGGTCATTGGTGGTTTTATTCTCCATGAAGTTTTAAAGCCTTCTTACCCAATCGTTGTTTCGGTATATCAATGGCGTTATAGTCAAATGTCAACCTTGGAAGGTAGAGAAGAATTAGTCAACTATACGAAGTTTACTTTATATGATTCTATTGAAGGGTTAAGTTATCTTGGGTTACTACAATGGGAGCATAGATATTTAGAATATACCGAGGGAGAATTGGATTATCCTAGACCAGAACTACCAATTCCAATACTTAAGCGTGGTAAAGGCAGATGTGGTGAGTTCGCTCTGCTTTATATAGGTTTGCTACTAGCGAACAATATTGAATGTCGTTTAGTCATCGACTGTTCAACTTTACAGAACACTTCAAAGACGGCGGCTGGGGACCATGTGTGGGCTGAGGTATGGGTTCCAAGGTTTAATAGATGGGTTCATATTGACCCAACAGAAAAGATAATTGACCAGCCAGATATGTATGCTAAGTCAAAAATGGATGGTGGATGGGAGAAAGATGTCAACCTAGTTTATGCAATTACAACAGAAGAAATAGTTGACGTAACAGAAACATATAATTAAAAACAAAACATTTAAATAGTAGTTTCTCTCTTTCTATTTGATAGGGATAAATGATGTTTGATAGAAAGAAATATATGAAAAAATGGCGAAAGCTAAATCAAGATAGAGTAAAAGCCTCTCGAAAACACTATAAAGAATCTGGAAAGAAAGCCGAAACAAATCGAGAATGGCGAAAGAAAACTCGCTTAAAGGTTCTTACTCATTATGGTGGTAATCCGCCAAAGTGTGAATGTTGTGGTGAAACTCATATCGAGTTTCTAACGATAGACCACATCAATAATGATGGTGCAGAACATAGAAAGAAGTTGGGAATAACACAAAACTCTGGACACGGAAGTAAACTTTATAGGTGGATTATTCGTAATAATTTTCCAGACGGCTTTCAAGTTCTTTGTTGGAATTGTAATTGTGCAAAAGGTCACTATGGATATTGTCCTCATCAAAAAGATGGATAATTAACCAAAAAACTTAAATACTTCGCTGTCTTAATATTAACACACTTTTCCCCAAGACCGAGGGGAAGAGTAGTAAGTATGTGTCCCAAATAAGATGGAGTTGGTCGCCATCTGAAGTTGGGCGGGGGAGAAAGCCTCGTAGATGTTGCAACATCAAGCGAGGGATTGACACGCTCTCTCGTTTTATAGTTATTGGGTTAGTAGGGCGGGAAACCAACCGAAAGCCCAATTATTTTTTCCATAATACTTTTAAGTTTGTATATCAATAATATGTGTAGTGATTATAATGCCAAAAGAAAATTTGAAATGGTGGGAAGGTAACAAAGATACTGAGATAGACCAAATGGAAAGAGGCTACTGTATCAAATGTGGTAAACCAGTAACGGGTAAAGGAATGACGCTTTGTGAAGAATGTTCTAATCCAGCTAGAGACCCCCCAGATACAGATGAAAGATATACATATACACCCGCTGGAAAAAGCTCTGAGTTAGGCGGAGACCCAGCTCCAACTGGTCATATAGACGAAGAACCGAAACATGGAGACCCAGACAACGAAAAGCCATAATACTTTTAAATAACAAATCTTATTATATAAAGATGTGATTAAAATGCCAAGTAAGAATGAACCTAGTAAGCCAATTCCAAATACGAATGAGAGTTATACGGATTTCTGTCCGAAGTGTGGTGGAGTTATATCTAAACTTGGACTTTGTGAAAGATGTGGCACACCAGCGGAAGAAACACCACATGAAATTGTTCCACCAATAGACCCCTACGGAAAAGTTGGTAAAGTTAGAAATCAAGACCAAAAGGGTGGTCCAACACATGAGGATGACGCTCCAGTTCATGGAGACCCAGACGTTTCTAACGCATAAAACCACAACCTTTAAATAACTCTTTTCTATTATATATTCTAGGTGTTAATATGCCTTCTACTGGTTATAAAGTAGAGAAATTAAAGCGTAAACTCAAAGTAGTTTGTAATAAATGTGAAAAGAATACTGGTCAAAAAGACATTGATATATGTTTTGGTTGCCCCTACCATATTCTGTTTAATAAGATGTTAAGGGAAATAACTGATAATGGGCATTGAGCTACTGCTTTTATACATTGCTTGCATTGCCGCTGTTGCAAATTTCTTTTTTAGTCTTTTTAGAACATACTACAACTGGCGAACATTAAAGGAATCTAGACAATATTGGGGTAGTTGGAAGAAACGAAGAAAAGACATAGCCAAAGACGTATTATCCTCATTATCAACCAGAAAACTTAAAGCAGAAATAAAAAAACGTAAGAAGAAGTCTTAATCGAAAATATCCTCAATTCTTGGTATTTCACTTTTATTCTTTGAACCCTTCTCATCTTTAACTCCATAAGTATCTTCTATTGTTGGCATGGTAGTTTTTTCAGTTCCTTTTCTTCCCATACCTTTTAGAAATTCTTCCAAGACATTTCCACTTTCTTCTACATACCAATCAACCAAAGCATATTGGAGCGAGTCAAATGAGTGGTCGTCAATCTTTCGTATTTTCTTGTTTTCACCTTTCTTTACCCAAGCTAACTTACGTAATGATTGAGTTAGATACCAGAATTTCTTAGGTATAATTACTTTGTGTTTCTCCACGAAATTTATAACGTTGAAGACTCGTCCTATCTTTTCCCGTTCTGCTATTCTATAAACAGCATAGCCTTTATCATCAAGCTTCTCGTTTAAGTGTGCACCAGCGGCGGCTGGGTCTGGAATAAACACATTTGCTTTCCACTCCCTCAATGTTTTATCTATCCACTCAATCTTCTCGTCTTCTCTTAATCCTTTCTGTTCATCATTATCCAAAACAAAAACTACGTCTCTTTTTCGTCCAACAACTGTTAAAGCACAAGGAGCCTCTGAAATACCATAATCAAATCCACCCCGTCTTTCTAAGATGAACTTGGTTGGGTCATCTGGAGTGCCCAGCTTACCTAACTTACACAACTTACATTTATTCCAATTATACGGCTCACAGTTATCACAAATACTACAAATGACAATATCTAAGTCGTCTTTCTTTAAAGCGGCACCAGAAGCCATACTTGCTCCACCAAGAGCTTGTGACAACCACTCATCATCACTTTTAGTTCTTCTTTTATCCTCTATTTCTCTTTGAGTTAACCACCATACGTTAGGTCTCCAATGAGTTGGGTCTTTATCAGTATAAGTTTCCAATGCACTTTTCCCGCTGATATGTCTTGCAATTGACCATTGATAAACTCTAAATCTATACTTCTTAGGGTCTTTCATATACTCATAGAATTGACCGTGAATATAATCAGCAGTTGAAGCCAAAATCAATCTTCCAGTTCTTTTACCAGTAAGTTGCCACATTGCAGACTTAACTGCTTTTGCCCCATCTTCAGATTTATCTTCAGCGGCACAAGCCTCATCAATACCAACTTCATTTACGTGTGGTCCCTTCGAAGATAATACACTACAAGCTGGAAACTTAATTTTACCTCTTCCTATAGTTTCTACTCTCTTTTTTATTCCATGTAATGACCTATGAATAATTCTATTAAGCATTGGAACATCCAATCGCCAACCATCTATATACTCTTGAATAAGTTCAGACTGTTCGCTTGAACCACCCATGCAAGTAATAGAATATTGGTCTTGAGTTGATACTTGCCAACAATACCAAATAGCGAAACAGAAAGTTTTACCAGCCCCTCTAGCGGCGGCTAGAAGAATTAGTTTTGGGTCTTCTAACCATAAATCACTTAAATAATTTTTCTGGTCTTCACTTAAGATAATATGATATGGGATTCCGTTAGGTCTAAACTTTCTATGGCTTACTTCTTTACTACCACCCATTGAACAACCAAGACAATACTCATTCTCAGTCTGTAAATCTTCACAATTTGGATAAGACGGTACATCTAAAGGACAAGTAAGAACTTCCTCTGCAAAACGGACTGGACCAGCCTTACGCCAGTATTTTTGCCATTCTTCTACTTCTTGTTTCTTTATGCCTTTCTGTTGGCTTTTCTTTATAAGTTTTTCAGCTCGTAATAACGGGTCTTTGATTTTAGGCATAAAGCCTCACCTATTCGGATTTCCATTGAGCTTCAAGTTTAGTCTTTCTAAAAGTTAATTGATTCTCTTTCATCATGAGTAATCTGAGTGATAATCTAGATTCATGTAGGACTTGTTTATAACTAGCCAAAACTTCCTTTCTATTATGGATACATCTAACGATGGCTTCCCAACGTCTAATTTCCTTTACTGGACATTTTTTAAGTTCATCTTGAGCATCAATTAATTCAGCATCCAGCTTATCTAGGTTAGTTGCTACTTCCTTCATTTTATCAGTTATATACTTAACCGTCATAAGTTCATTTTTCTGAATATCATGAATCATAACTTCTAATTCTTGAATTTTCTCTCTCTCAGTTTTATGTTTAGACATATTTATTCACCTTATAATTAAAAAAAGAAAGAGTTTTGGTTTTTTATTCGACATCAGAAGGTCGTCTACGTCTTCCCTTTGTACTAGCTTTTGATTCTTGAACTAGATTTACAAGTGATTTCGGAATTTCTTGTCCCATGTTTTTGCAAATTTCTACGGCTTTAGTAGGCGAAACTGGGTATCTTGTATTCATGACTCCAACACCATGGGATAATGGTCCATTGACTATTTGATGACGATAGCACGCCCAGAATAATTTTCCATTAAGAATTCTAACCCAAGTATGGTCTATACCACATTGAGGTCCAGTTAGACCGCCTTCTCTTGTACGACATGGCATACGGTCTGCAAAGAAGTCCCATTCTTCACAGTAAACCATACCATCTTCTTGAACAACTATGTGTTGTAGTGTAATTGCTCTTTTCCAACCTTCTCCACGCATTTGACTTTCTTCGTCTTCTAGTAAATTATCTTTTGGCATTTCTAAACTCCACTTCCAATTGTTGTTAGGTCTTGGCTACATTTAGGACATTTCTCTGGGGGTTCTCCCATGAAGACTTCTCCACATCTAGGACATTGACCTACTTGTCCTAATGGAAATCTTCCACCAGCCCTCAATGACTTCCATGATTTTCCATGAATAAACGCATCCCATAGTTTATCTATTTTCTTTATTGCTTCTTGTTTTTCTTCTAGTGTTGCTTCTGGGTCATAGTATGCAGTTTTATAAAGTCCATCAACCATAGAACGAACGTCTTCATATTCCTTTGCACCTTTTGGTGGAGTAAATACTGGTTTACCAGCGGGTGCTTTCTTTGTTGCTCCCTTGTCTCCTTCACCTTCTGCTGGTTGTCCACCTTCTCCATTAGTTTTTGGTTTTGACGCAATTAGTATATTGACTAAAGTTTTAACAGTATTTATATCTCTTGGCGAAGTCAATTTCCCCTCAATTTCTTCGACTTGTTCTTCAGTTAAGCCACTTGTTTTGCATATATCTATAATTCCAGCCTTCTCTTTCTCAAAGGCTTCAAGTGCGGCTTTCTCTAGAATAGCCTTTTTCTCTCCTAGTTCTTCCCCAATCACTTGTTTTTCACCGATAAGCTTTTCTTTCTCTTCTTCCCAAGTCTTAGCTTCTGCTTCACGTTTGGCTTTCTCTTCAGCCAATTCCTTTTGCAGAGCAGTAATCTCTGGGTCACGGTCAACTTTAATTTCAATCTTTCTATGTTGTTTCTGTTTTACAGTAACATCATCATCGTTATGGTTTCCGGGATTTCCTTCATTTTTGTCGTCTTTCTTATCTTTTCCTTCAGACATTTTCTTTACCTATCCATATACATTGCTAAAACCCTATATAAGTGTATGTAATACAACTTCTGGGAAAAAGTAGGAGTAATCCTTTTAAATATCAATGATGATTTACTATATAAGGTGAAAATAAATGCCTATAACATTTGAAGAGACTGTATATGGTCTGCAAGTGACAGACATTACCGACTACACAAATCTACCACGTTCTCAAACAGTTAGTGAGGGTGGCGGACTTGCTTGTAATATAATCCCACAGCTAATCTGGAAAGAGATTAACTTGGGTGCAACTTGGAAGTTCGTTTTCCGTCAAGCAGTTGAAGAGACTGACATGCTCGTTGGCGTGGAAGGAAACTCTATATGTGTTCCTTACCTAGACCGTGACGAGTTCACAGCTCGAACTGCTTCTGAAGCAACATTGAAGCAATCTGGTTATACCAAAGACAAACTATCTCCAAAGAGTATCTGTTTGGTAATCGGCGATGTTGTTTATGTAGCTACCTACATAACTGACATCTTAAGGGAAGACTCTCCTCGCCTTGGCTGGGTAAGAGCTTCACTACAGAAAATGGGACAAGCCATCGCATATAAGATAGACACAGACATCCGTGACGCTCTAAGAGCGGCATGTACTGTGAACAAAGGAAACGTTAATGCGGCGACAACTGCTGGAACTTTGGCATATGATGACGTTGTAGATGCTGTTGCACACTTGAAGGGACAAGGTTACTGGGGTGTTGATGATGGTCCGATGCTTTTGTTCATTAACGTGGACCAAGAAGCGGACTTAGTTAAAGACACTCGTTTCTGTGATACCGCAAGATACTCTACATCAAACATACCTCTACCAGCAACCCGTTTCAACGGTGAGGCTGGAAGATATGCAAGCTGTAGGGTGCTTGTAACTGACATAGCAATGGAAGACGATGATGCTATCGGTGGGAACACCGCATATGCATTAGTGGTTGCTCCACCTCAAAACAAATATGGTCCAGCGGCTATGTTGGCGTGGAAGCGTCATATTAGACAAAGGACTGAGAGGAGTGAGCAATACGAAAAGGACATGTTTGTTCTGTCGTGCAGATATGGTATAGAGGTCAAATTCTCAGACGCTATCAAATTGATAAGCGACTGCTAAGGCGACTAATATACATCTCTAATACCCAATTTTCTTCGGTGTCTTAAAGGTAGCGGAGCGTTTAGAAGTATTTAAAAAGCTTCTTAACTGCTCTACCATAATCCTTTTAAGCGTCATAGACTAATTTATAGTGGTGAATATAACAATGTCAATGTATTGTGCATGGACAGACGTTCTTAATGCTACTGGATTTGATGAGAATAGAATCATTGAATTATCTGTACGACATTCTTCAGCGGCACAAGTTCAAAGTCTTATTGAAGGGTTTATAGCTGATGCTACTGCTGAAATCAACGACCTTTTAGGAATCAATGTTACAGTACGAAAGGAAATCCATCTTGGTACTGGTGAAGATGATGTTTTTGAGCTTGGACAAGAAGATGAAGAGGGAGCTTATTATCATGACCCATCTGATAAAGTGTTGGATGTTATTCAATGTTGGATGGGTGGACACACGGGCTCATATAGAAAATTACGTCCTTTCCCAACGGAAAAGGATTATATAAACAAAAATGCTATCCAATTAAGAGGTTGTGAATTAGGAACTGAAGTTACAACTCTTGTTAACACTTGGGATGAATCAACGGCAACCGACTCACTTGACACAACTACATTTGTTGCTGGTATTAGGTCAATAGAATTAATATTTGCAAACTCTACTCAATTTGGTCGTTTCCCAAGCCAAACCGCTAATTACTTTATAGATAAGAATATAGACCCATTTGAATATGTGGCTTTCTACGTTAGGTCAGACACGGCGAATATAGTAGTCTATTTGCGACTTTTTGATAAAGATGGTAACTATAATCAAGCAAGCTATACAATTGAGAAAGCAGACCATTGGTATCTTGTTATGTGGGACATTGACAGCGACTTCAGCGGCTCAATTAGTAGTTGGGACGATACAAACCTAATGTATCTCGAATTTCGGGTAAGTGCGGCTTGTACACTTAACGTTGATAATCTAAATATTAATGATGGGTGGATGTACACGGCTCCAGCGGGTGAAGTGGCAATAATGCGTGAACTAACCAATGAACCATTAGCTCAAGGCTATCCATTCTATGTGACATATCGCTATAATCCATACGAAAACCCGTTTAGTGATAGTGTAAGTGCCGCAAGAAATATTAAAAAGGCGGCGGCATGTTTAGCTGGTATAGACCTCATAGATTTCATGCGTGGAATCAGAGTGCAAGATACAGACATGGATATTCAAAGCGAAAGTGGAGTTACAAGTCCAACTCGTGACGCATTAACAATTACAAGAAGAGACCTTGAAAAACGATATGAAAAAGCACTAGCATCAATTGGTTATGGTTGGGATTTCATACCAGTAAAAGACCTTAATGCTTGTGAGGACTAAGGTGAATAAGGATGTCAACTCCAACTACTGGGAGATTTAATGCTACAAAAAACGCATTAATCACGGCTATTAGAACAGCTATACCAGAAGCCAATCCAGTATGTACAACAATATGGGGTATGGGTGAAGTTTCTGGAAATTGGAGAGTAGATATTAAAAAACTTGCTAGTCGTTTACCATTTATTAGTGTTCGTATTAGTCCCGGTAGAATATGGGATGTTTATGATAGAGACGTTGGAGAAGCCAGTCCAGATGAGAGAGGAAGCATAGTAAATTATCGCTTTTCAATCCATGTTTTTCATAGTAATTGTAATTGTGGTAGTTATTCTGCCGACCCAACTGATTATCGTTATGGTTGTGAAAAAGGCATGTTTGCTCAAGGTGTAGCTGATAGAATAATTGATTATTTAATTCCACAGCCATCACAAGTAGGTTTCGATATTTTTGATGTGACTGCTAGAGAATCAGAACCATCTCGTGGAAGTCATCGGGTAAGTCGAGTAATAATCGAAGGAACCATCCATATTAAGAGGATAGACTAATGACAAGAAATCTCTGTCCTAAATGTGGCACACCAATGAGAATTGTTCGTTTTAGGCGTGGAGCTACTTTAATAGCATGTCCTAAATGTCACCCAGAATTTTTCATAGTAAGAAAGCGTAAACGCTTTATCCATCCAGACTGGATAACCGAGTTAAGACAGCGGAAAATAGACGACACGGTTAAACCAGAAGAATAACATTTTTAAGTATGTTTTTACATATTAATAGTGTGATTGAACATGACACAAATAGTTGATGTTAGTGTAACCACAAACGGTCAGAACCTTATTGGAGAAAAAAGCGGTAAATCAATAAAAATATTAGCTTTCTGGTGGAGTTTACCAGCAAGTCATACGGTTGGTTTTAACTGGGCAGACCATGAAGCAGACGGTCAAATATATTTCCATACACAAACTATGGCAAATGAGACATTTAATGGTGGACTAAATCTAGGTAAAGAAAGCAAGTTTATCGGACCAGTCAATAAAGGTCTCCAAGCATATTTTAGTGGTGCTGGAACGGTACACATAACTGTTATGTATGAGTATGTTTAACCCTTTTTGGGCTATATAAAAGCTTTTCCCGGAAGGTTTAAATACTACTTTATCCACTATATTTTTAGTGTTAAAAGTGTTTGAATTCCTATTACCATATTTGGGCTATGTCCTCGATATTGGAAACGTTGTGTTTTTTATAGCGAACTTTCCACAGCTAATCTCAACTATAAGAAACCGCAAAAACCCAGAAGCCCTTAAAGGTCTATCGGAAATTACAATGCTTGGGTATATGATTACCACTATATTTTTTATTACTGCTGGTATTATCACAAATGGATATTTAACCGTTATTTTAGGCATAACAAACGAAATCATATTTGGCTTACAAGTGCTATGGAAAAAGAAATATAAAGAGAGAATTGGAAAATGAGTTTGAAAGAGAAACTTGGGCGGTTTTTTGACCCATACAAACCAATAGTAATTGACAAACCATGTCTATTATGTCGTGGAAGTGGTAAAATTCCAAAAATGACCATGCCTTGGGTATGGATTCCAAAAGAATGTCCACAATGTAATGGAAGTGGAAGAATAATAGGAGAAAAAACATGAAACGTTATATAATGGGTATTGGAGACAGTCCTTTTAGTGGAACTGGTTTCGGTGAAGAGCTACGTCATATCTTTTTTAGATTAGCTCAAGTTGCAGATTTTGAAATAAGTTGGCAAAGCCTTCAACATGTAGGGTATCCAATTGATATTCCAGATACTACCTTCTCAGACATTCCCCACAAAAGAGCTAAGATTAAAATCTATGGTAGTCATGGCAATCCATGGCATTATGGAGCTGATGCTTTCTTAAAGAATTATCGAATGATAAATCCAGAGATGGTTTTCTTTATGGGTGACCCTAGAAACATTAAACATTATTTAGGTTATAAGAGTCGGCTTGGATTTCCATTTGTAATGTATGTAACTCTTGATGGACTTCCAATACATCCAGAATGGAAGCCATTTCTAGGGAATGTTAATCTGCTTGTTGCAATGACTAAGTGGGCTCAGAAAGAATATAAAAAAGTTGGATTGAGTCCAGCAATGATTCATCATGGAGTTAATTGGAAATGGTGGCAAGTAAAAGAAGAAGAAAAATATGATATTCGAAGACAATATAACATTCGGGATGACGTAACTATTTTTGTCAATTGGGACATTCCTCAACATCGCAAAAGAACAGATGCTTTACTTCGTTGCTGGAAAGCCTTCTGGAAAAAGAAACCTAAAGCAAAAGCCCTCTTAATGCTTTATACTGATTGGAATCTTGAGCAAAGTATGGGTTGGTCTATTGACGGGTTGATTGAGCAATATCGTGTTCCACGGGCAAATATAATAAGCCCAGTACAAATTCAAGGAGCACCAAAATATTGGAATGCCGCTGAAACAGCAGACCAGTTGAAGCATATAGTTTCTATGGGAGATATTATGCCTAGCTGTACAAGTGGAGAAGGATTTGGAAAATGCGGACTTGAAGCAATGACTATGGGAATAGTTCCAATAATCACGGATTATTCAGCGTGTAGTGAAGTCCATCAGAAAGGAAGCATGCTTGTTCCAACCTATAGAGGAAGGGCTGGACGTTTCCGAATGGATGACAAGAGAAGAAGTGTTGAAGGGGGAATTGTAGATGAAGAGAAGTTTGTTGAATCCATGATATATCTTTATGAAGACGAAAATGAAAGGAGAAAACTTGCAAAGGAAGCTCGAAGATGGGCTAAAGAATTTGACTATGATAAGATAATTGTTCCACAATGGAAAGCTTTATTAAGTAGTTTGGATACAGACTTATTAGCCGCTAAGGAGCTGTTAAATCTATGATGGGAGAAAAAGATAATAAACATTGTCCAAAATGTAAACATAGATTAAAGAAGAAACTACAAAAGAATAGTTCGGGCGGATGGCTTCAATATTTTAAATGTTCTTATTGTGGGCAACCATTAGCTCTTACTAAGAGACTTATAAACCATCGTTTACATCGTGTACTCTATATTGATGATGTGAAACACATGGGATTTATGACATCTGGACCGGGGGGCTATTAAATCATGAATAAGTGTGAAAACTATGATATTGAGTGTCCTTATGCTCTAGTTGTATGGGATGAGTTACCATGTTCTGCTACTCAAGAACAATGTGATAATTGGAGAAGGAAAAGGAAAAAGTGTGGAAAAGTTATTTTTACTGGTTATGGAAAGAGAAGAAGAGTAAAAACCAATAAAAGGTGGCGTTTACTTGAGTGAAGAACAAATATTAGCTACTCTAAAAAGGCTGGAAGCAAAAATAAATTGGATGAAAGCAAGAATAATACTCATATCTAATAAAATATTAAAGGAGAGTGAGAAAGAAAAATGAGTCAAGAAAAATATCCAGTAAGTGACTTCTTTACCGTATTAGAAGCTATAGACATCTATAAGACAGAGAAGTGGTGGAAAGCCGTCATGATGGTAAGAAGCAAATATGGTACTCAAGTTGCCGTCTATCAATGGATAAAAGACAGAAAGACTGACAAGTGGAAACGAAAACAGAAAATGGGATGTAAGTCTCTAGACGAACTTAACCAAATCTACAATGCTATCAAGAAGTTACTGGAAATAAAGGGTGATAAGTAAAATGTCACCTAAAACCAAAACTCCAGAAGAAAAGTTTCGTGAAATGGTTAAGACTGGCGAGGGATGGGAAGACTTTCAAGAGAAACTTAAAGATGTAAAGGTTACATGTGAACTTCAACCGTTAGCTGTGGATAAAGAACGACAGATACTTTTAAATACTGGTACTGTTCTAGATGATTTGTTTGGTGGTGGCTTATCCGCTGGACAAACAGTAGAATTATATGGTGAATTTGCATCTGGAAAAAGCCAAGCGTGCTTCACGTTTATTGTTGAGGCGGCTAGTGAAGGACTTGTTATAGTCATAGACTCAGAAGACACTTTCAGTCGTAAAAGAATAATACAAATTGCTGAAGCGAGAGGAAAAGACATGGAAATCATTAATAATAATATTATGCTTTACAAACCAGAAAGATGGGAACAACAAGTATCAATTCCAGCTAATCTTCCAGACCCATTACCAGCCAAACTAAGACTGGTTGTTATTGATTCTTTAATGGCTTTATTCCGTTCAACTCCAGAGTTTGCTGGAAGACAAAACTTAGGTAAACGACAAGAACTTATTCGCTGGCATCTCCGACAATTCAAAAAAATAGCTAAAGAACAAGGAGCAATTATAGTTTATACAAATCAAGTATATGATACACCAGTTGCAAATCCATTCCTTCCAAAATGGGCTTGTCAATGTCCAGTAGGCGGTCACTCAGTCGCACATATTGGAGACTACCGAATCTTCTTGCGTAAAGCAAGTGGAAATGTTAGAATTGCAAGGTTAGTTGATAACAGCGAGATAGCACCAGCAGAGAGAGTTTTCCAGATTAATGAGAATGGGATTGATGATTTATCTCCAGAACAGAGAACAGAAGCTTTGAAGAGGGAAAAGAAATTTGAGGAAGCACAAACAGCGGGTCAATTAGTAAAGAAACGAAAGAAGAAAAAAGAAGAAGAGGAAAAAGATGAGTCGGTACAAACTAACGAAAAAGACAAAGAAGATGTTGGAGACAAGGGGCTTTAAGCTTATCTGTAAGATATGCGAATGTCCCATCCAAGTCGAAGATGAGGTAGAAAGTAAACACCAACGTAGAGGTGAATCTAAACTATACCATGCAAAATGCTACGATAAATCAATGCATGATGTTCCAAATGGCGATGATGATAAGTGGATTAAAACCGAAGATAACGGTTGGATTTTACAAGACTTACCAAAGAAACCTCGTAAACAAAGCAAGAAATATAAGAAGAAAAGACAGAGACGACAAAGAAGTAAGCGTAAACTAAGAAGGAAAAGGTATAAATAATGAGGCATACAATAACACCCAAAGGGACAGAGGTCGAATTCATAGGAGAGAAAGCTTCAAATGTCACCCGTGGGTGGTATATAAGGGGTGGTACTTTTTGTGCTAAATGTGGGGTTAAATATACTTTTGATGAAAGTTCTGAGCTTTACTCGAAAGATAAAAAGTTAGGGCGAAGAGGTCCCAGATGTCCATATTGTCATCAGATACTTAGAACTAGAAGTAAAACAAAACCAAATAAGAAAAACGGATTCTGGGGAAAATTAGATAAGGCGACTTCAACATGATATGTTTTAAATGTGGTGGAGAATTAAAGAAATATTCTGAAAATAAATACTTTACTCGCTATCTATGTATCAAATGTCAAACACCATATTGTCGGGCACATGATAGTCGCAATACTTGGTCATGGCTAAAAACCACACGTATGGGACTTTCTGACCACTCTCACTATGTTGACTGTACGAAAGAAATGGATGAAGTAAATACGGAAAAGGTGATTTTCACTTGAAAAGTGTAGGAATCTTTGCGGATAAACCAGATATGCCAACTGGAATGGGAATTGTATGTAAAAACCTAGCGTTGGGTCTTTCTAATTTTCCAATACGGATTATTTATTTTGGAAGGTTTGGTCAAGCTAGTGGTTTTGCTAAAGAACCAATTTTACATAATGATTCTCTAAATTATGAGTTGGTTCCATGTGAGGGGGGTGTTTGGAGACCATCTACCGTTATTAGAGCCGCTGAATATTATGATATAGACTATATCTTTTCAGAAGACGATTTCTTTAGTGCCGCTGGATTAGTTAGAGCGGCGAGGAAAACAAGGAAGCCGTTACACTTCCTAACTCCAATAGATAGCTTACCAATTCATCCTCGTGCCCACGACATCTTTAAACAATGTTCTAAAGTTTATGTTCCAAACTCCAGCTATAAAAAAATCAAAAATGGAGTTTATTTGCCACACGGTGTTGATACCGATATTTTCTACCCACAAAGTGTTGAAAGAGACCCAGACGTGTTCACTTTTGTTTGGATTGGACGGGATGAGCCGAGAAAGGCTATGGGAAGATTCATACTGGCTCTTCAAAAAATATATAAGAAGGTAGAATGTCAAGCAATAATTCATAGTGACTGGAGAGCCAAAACGGGTCAAAGGACAGCTCGTTATTTACGTTATAAACGTGATTTACCAATAATTCTAAATCAGATGGAATTGGGACCACAAGATAACATTAGACAAATTCTTAATGCTGGAGATGTTTTCGTCTGTACGAGTAAGGCTGGTGGATTTGAAATGGGTATAACTGAGGCTTTGGCGTGTGGATTACCAGCTTTAGTAACGGACTGGGACTTCATGCGAGAAGTCATCGAAAGTTACCATAATGGATTCGCTATACCAATTACAAATACTTGTGGAGATACTGTAGAATTATGGAATGGTAGACGATGGGGAGTACCATTGGGTCGTATATGGGGAAATATTTCAATTAATGCTTTGGCTGATGCTATGAGGCATTGTGTAAGAAGTCCAGACTTGGTTAAAGAGATGGGTCAACATGCTATCCAATATGTAAAACAGAAATACAATTGGACTTGTATTGCTGGTAAACTATATAAGGAGATAGTTGAATAATGCAAGAAGTATTTCATGGTAAAGCTAACGAGACTGTAAGGATTCTTGGTAAAAAATATGCCGTAAATGTAACTTGTCTAAAAGTTAGAGTTGAGGTTTGGGATTTAGATGAGAATGGTAATGTGCAAAAAGATAAGGATGGAAAAATTAAAGTTAAAGTTATTACAAAATATGTCCAATCTATAAATATATCCGCTCCAAACGATGTAGACTTTGAGGAGATAAAATAATGTTTGAGAAAGACAAAACTAACTGGTTGGTAAAAGAGATTTCGAAGAAAGAAGCAAAAGAACTGATAATGAGATATGAGTGGTTGGATACGTTCGGAAGTCGGGTCTTACATTGCTTAGGGTTATATATAAACGGTGAACTAGCTGGAGCCGTCTCATTTGCTAGGGTGCCAACAATGAATAGTGCTGATGGAATCTGTGGAAGAGAATATCGGGATAAAGTTATCTTTCTTCAGCGGGGAGCAATTTCTCCTAATTTTCCTAATAATTGTTCAAGTTTTCTAATCTCTAATGCTTGTAAACTAATTGGAGAAAAAGGCTATAATATTATCTATGCCTATGCTGATGAGAGGGCTGGAGAGATTGGAACAGTATATCAAGCATGTAATTGGATTTATACTGGAAAGACAAAACAACACGCCGAGTTTTTCATTGGTGGAAAATGGCGACATGGTAAAGGTGCAAGAGACTACTGTAAAAAACACAATCTTCCTCACCCATCTGTCAATAGGGATAAATGGAGAAATGGTGGACAAAAACATCGTTATATAACGTTTGTAGGAGAAAATAAGAATGTTAGAAAGAATATTAAGTTTCTGCTTAGATATAAAGTTTTGTCATATCCAAAGAGAAAAGAAGACAATCCGAAACACATAATAGCTAAATTAAAAAGGGAGATGGCTGAGAATGAGTGGAAAAAAACCCAAGACTAAAAAACAAGGAATATCATATTCGGGAATGCATTTAAGATTTGATTTTCCAGTTCCAATTAGAAATGGATGTTGTATTGGTTGTCTAAGATGTATAGGAGAGGGAATAAAGAGAACGGCACTCCATCACACTAAATATGCTTATCAGAGAGAAACGGTTCGGAAGAATCCATATCTAGCATTAGATAACACGTTGGAATTGTGTTATGGTTGTCATCCAATAGCCGATGGATTTAGAGGAATATTATTGTCCAATCCTCGTGGAGCATTAAGAAGTATCCAACGGATAATACAAGTTGTAAAGTTACTTCCAGAAGAACAACAAGAACATTTCACCAAGTTATGTAAAATATGGTTAAGGAAGACGAAGAGATGAAAAAGAAAAAATTCAAGACATATCTTGCTGGTCCTATGGATGATGTTTCGATAAGTGAGTCTAGAGATTGGAGAGCTTGGTTGACAGAAAAACTAGGAGAAATGGGAATTTTAACCCTTGACCCAATCTCAAAATATGGAGAAGAATATGGTTCTATCAGAAAGAAGTTTGCTATGTGGCAAAAATTTGGGAATGTTGACGCTATCAGACAAGTGGTTTCCACCCAGATTATTCCGCCAGACTTAAAAATGGTTAAGGAATGTGACTTTGTGACTTTACGCATACCGCCAGAAGGCTATGAGATTTGTGGTAGTTATGGAGAGATGACTTACGCCTTCCATTTAGGAAAACCAGTCTATATAGTAACTCGTAGAAGATTAAAACCTTTGAATCTTCCGAAATGGGCTGTTGGTTGTTCAACAAAAATATTTACTTCTTGGGATGAATATCTAGAATACATAAAACATAATTGGGATGAAGAATGACCAAAATACACGAAACTAGAATCCGCTCAATATTGAAGGGGATTACTGGGAGAGCACTAGAAGTAGTGCTTGATACTATCCTAATGAATATTGTTGGGGTAGATATTAAAACCTCATTTGTGCTTGCACTTGTAATCGAAGGTGTATGTTTCGTAGCATGTTTTATAAATGAACGTGGCTGGAATCTAACTGATTTTGGTAGAGTTGTTAAAAATGGGTAAGTGTTGGGTAAATATTAGAGTTAAACTGGTTGACCCAGAACATAAAAAACCAGACCGAAGCAGAGGCATATTGATAGCACCAACAATATCCATGGAAGAACTAATCGAAAGGTTTAAAGCTATCGAGGAACTTATTAATAAAGGATATATTATACAAGAAATGGTGGTTGTAAGTGGGTAGAATAGTACATACGAAAAACGTTAAAAAAGAACTAGAGAAACTAAAGAAGAAAGAAATGAATTTATCACGAATTTCATCTGAAGAAGTAGAACTTAAGAAGGATAAAATAGCAAAACGGATAGAAGGTGGAAAGAAGAAAGTAAGTAGGAAAAGGAAGGCTACACAAACTTACAAGTGGATAAAACAATTTTACGTTGAATTGGACGATATTAAAAAGCGTTTAGACTTGATTGAAGAGTTTCTTGGTGGAAGAGAATCAATGCAAAAAGTATTGGAAAAAAGAATGGGAATGAAGGAGTTTTGGGAAGAGCTTGACAGAAAACGTGAGAAAACTAGCTCTGGATAAGCTTACCTATTCTAAATATTGTGCTAAATGTCAATATTGTATTAAAGCAGAGTGGGCTAAGAAAGAAGGAGTGAAATATGGCATGATAGATGTTTACTGTTGTGCTCAAGGCGGTGCATCCCACTCAGAAGGAGCCATATATTGCCCTAATGGTGTAGCATATGGTGTTTGTCTTGGAACAGAAGAAGAGTTTGACCCAGCCGATTGGGGACCAGAAAGATTTGAAATTCAGAAACCTTGGTTTGGAAGCAAAATAGAGGAAGATTTACTGTATAGTGAGGAAGAAGAATTTGTTGATAAATCCATTAAACGAAAAAAGAAGGGAAGGCGAAGCAATAAAGGAACATTTCACGGTAAAAGTCGTGGTAAATATAAACAGAGGGAATTTTAATGCCAGCAAGAAAAGCTCATGAACTTGTAAGCATGTTGATTCTGGGACATAAATATACCCGTGTCCATCAATGGTTAGATGGTACTTGGACTAGGCGAAAATGGAGAACACATAGAATAGACC